CGCACACTACATGAATGACACCTCTCGACACAATCCATTGTTCTTTGTTAATGGTTTATGAAGCATCACAAGCGTTACAAAGCAACGCCGTGTGGGATTATTTAGTGTTGAATGGCTTGTGATCGAATGTAGCGCCAAATACATTCGATTGGCTTTGAACATGGTTACTACTGGAATAAGTCAATGGGGTGTGGCAATGTCACATCCCATTTTTTGTGTCAACTCACATTACGTTACAGGAATGGAAACGTTACAACCAGTCCCCAGCACAAACATCCCACCCGTGGTAGAATTACAACCACCCGCCCCCAATCACAAGTGCCCAACCAATCTGATTACAACGAAGACACGAATGAAGATACAACACAGTATGACTTTGAATACAATGACGCTGAAGATGAATCACAAGATGATGCTACTGTTGATGTCAATCCTTTTGGTTTTGATAGTGATGACAATACCCAAGAAGAAGTTATTCTCGCGCCCACTAACTCCTCCCCCACAACCAAAACACATTCCTGGCTATACAGGTCACAGTACGCCCCTCTTGAATCTGAACGAGAATTTCAATTCCTACAATCCTTCCTAGAACTGGGAGGGGGTCGATCAATACAATATATCTCGCAGATACTCAATATACAAGAATCAACCATCTACAAGATTTATTGCAAGAACAATTGGAAGCTACGTGCTGCTGATTACGACAGGTACATGCTATCCCAGAAGATCAAGCTGTCCCAGGATGCAAGACAACAGGAACACTTAATGCAACTGGAGAGGTATCGCCAGGAACAAGAAGCAATTGGTCGGCAGCTAAGTATGAATGCAGCAAAGATTGCACAACTTGCCAATGCCACCTTGAATACAATGCTGGACAATGCAGAAAACATTACAGTACGGGACATGCCATCAATGTTAAACGCTGCTGCCAAGTTAGCTGACATCGGGAAGCAATTACAATCTACCGCACTTGGTGTCGATCAACTGTTAGTTGCATTGGAGGAGTCCGAGGTTGAATAGCAACGAGTATTGCATTACATTGCAACGGCTGTCAAGTTGCATTACAACGTTGTGCGTGGTCGCATTGCAACCATAGGGATTGCCGTACAGGCCATAAATAATAATAAGCAACTCCCGAGATCGACTGCGCCGCAATGGATCTCAAACCGGGAATTTGACAATCCCATGGCGAGAACCCCAGTCCACGACAGGGTTTTACAAAACTCGTTTACAATTCGGGGCCGCCCGGAACCCATCCCAAATTTCTACAAAATGCAACTAACTACAAGCCTTGGTACGTTACCTCCATGGAGTGCAAGACTGCTTAAAATACTTCGCAACAGGGGTGATCTCAATCTTTCGATGACATCATTTGCAATACTTGCCACGCTTATTGACGTTTCTTATTGCAAGATGTTGATACATTACAATCTGGTGGAATTCGCAGAAGAAACCATCATTCATGAAAGAACAATGCGGCGAGCAATACAAGACCTGCGTGAACTTGATCTCATTCGCATGGTAGATTACAAAGAGAAAAAATACATTATTGTCGATCCCTTGCTTGCAAACCCTGGCACCAAGCAACAGAGAACCCACAAGATACAAGTTTGGAATAACGCCATTCAATACAAGCGCATTCGCAACACTGATCTGGGCCATTCATGACAAGCCCCAGGCCCATTCATAACAAGCCATTCACGCATTCATTACATTACAACGCCATTCACATTACATCGCAACGCCATTCATTACAGGCGATTGCGCCATTCATTACATCGCAACGCCATTCATAATACATTACAACGCCATTCATTACATTACGCCATTTACCTTATTGCATTACGCTTGCGCCACGTTACGTTACGCCCGTTCCGTGCTACAATACAACAAGTACGCCTTACAATACAACGAATGCACGTTACAATACAACGCCCCGGTGCATTACAATACAGCTGCAGTTACATTACAATGCACAGCCTTCTACATTACATTACGATCGAATTACAATACATTGCAATCGCTGTTTGTTACATAGCAATTGCTGATAGATAACAATACATAGCAGATGCTAAACACAATGATACATTGCAATCGCTAAATACAACAAACCCAACCGATGCAAGATAGGGTGCCGGCGCTGATGCAAACCGCGCCAGGTGTTAGTTACATCGACCTGCCGGTTCCCCACAATTCCCGCGTTTTTATCTGTATGGCACGGCTGCTAGCACGTTCCCGCAACGGCTAAAAACGAATGTTTTTTGCGGTTCACCGTCCTACAACGTGGCGAGACTGTTACGGTTTGCAAACCGGTTTAGCCTGTAGGTTGCGTGGCAGGCAGGGGGTTGTATGATTCCTGCAACGGGACAAACCTCTACCAGTCCCGCCTACCGGAAAAAACCGTGCCCAACAATCGCAAGAACAACGGCCGCTCCTTCAACTACGTCAAGGATGCCGCTGCTGCTGCTGATCGGATCGCCGCTGCTGCTGCTGCTGTGGCCGCTGATCCTGACGCTGCTACCGCTGTGGCCGCTGCTGCTGACGCCGCCGCTGCTGCTGCTGTGGCCGTGGCTGACGCTATGGCGACCGGCGACCTTACTGCTGCTGCTGCTGCTGCTGCTGACGCCGTGGCCGCTGCTGATTCTGCTGAGAGGATCGCCGCAAGTGTGGCCGCTGCTGACGCGGCAGAGGACGCCGCTGTGGCAGAGGACGCCGCTGTGGCAGAGGATGCCGACGATCCGGTAATGCTGGAGCTTGATACGCTCCTAGCGTCAATGGCGGCCCCCCTGCCCCCCCTGCCGACCGTTGAGAAGGGTTCACGTACCGTCAAGCCCGGACAGCCTGTCTGGGAGCCTGATGCGATCACGCGCGCCGCAATGGAGCGCGCTGGCTGGGGAATCAGTGAGAAGATCAATACTGGTTACAGTCCGCGTGACATTGATGCTCTGACGCGTCCAATCATCACATCGATCAGTGCCAATGAAAAGCGCGGTAAATTGCAGAAACATGCCCTGCTTAATTGGGTTACAGCTCAAACGAACTTGACCAGTAAGGGTGGCAGTGCCAGGGTTGTATCACTGGCAGCATATATGATCCAACACAAAGATACGTTTAAGGGCGTGGCACGGTTTAATACGTTGGAGGGCACTCTTAATGCTCTCGCAGATTACTGCGGCAGGGTAGTCCTTCGCCGTGGCGATGTTATCACATTTTCCAACAAGCAGGAGGAGAATCGCAAGCGCTGATTAACAGTAACGGCGGCCCCTTTAATACAATCAAGGGGCCGCTACATTGCAATACATCGAAGCAGAGGTTACGATGCAATAAGGAATGGGTTACAATTTAGCCGGGGTGGGTTACATTTTGCGCGGAACGGCGGCGACCACCCACTCCCAAATTTTTTTCCCGTTTTCAACGGGCCCACCACCAAATTTTTTTTCCATTTTCACCAAACCCACCCCTAGATTTTTTTTCCAATTTCACCAAGCCCACCACCAAATTTTTTTCCCAATTTCAACGACCACAATTTTTTTCCCATTTTCAACAAATCCTTCCCAACCACAATATATTTTCACCACACCATATAACAACAAGTCCTTGCCACCAAATTTTTTTCCAAAAAAATCCCCCGGATCTCACCCCGAGGGAAGTGTCCTCCAAGAACGTGACTAGGGTAGCACGGGTTCCTTGATCTGTCGAACAATAAGTGGTGCTGGATGAACCGTCAAGATTGTTGCAGGCTTACTATCCAGACCACGTTCGCACATACCATTGGCATCCATGAAAACAGATATAACCTCTCCAGCGCTGACATGGCACGAGATTGCCTTGTCAATGAAATTTCCACTGGCATCAAAGACATAGCATGGCCCCCATCTTTCATTTGACTCGTGGGCATCAACATGACGATCAATGGGCCAGCCGTCAGGAACAATGAAATCAGCCATGGTGCAGTTGGATCATTGCATCAGTTACTGTAAACAGCATAGCAATGACAGCAGATGCAACAACGATGGTGATTGCGGTGATTTCGGCCTTTGTCATGGCAGCCAAGCAACGGTGATATTGTATCCCACTGTTCTTTTCCTTGTCAATGCTTTAAGATTCCGACAGAGGGTTGACACGAATGCCGATCAAGGCAAAGGCGACACGATATGCGGACCAGGCATCGCTGCGCGGATTGGGGCTACTGGCAGATCAAGCGATCTTGAATCGGCTATCGAAGCGAACGAAATCGAGACTGGATGGCGAGGATCTTGAATCCAGGCTGGTTGCTGATTTACTGCCGTATCAGCGTGACTTTGTATGTGACTTTGATCACAAGTACGTTGGGTTCTGTGCGGGCTACGGTTCTGGTAAATCTTACAGTGCCGTAATAAAAGCAATTCTTCTTTGCTTGCGATCTCCTGGCTTCACGCATTTGTTTCTGGAGCCCACCGTTCCGCTAATCATGGACGTGGCGCTACCTACTTGGTTCCAGGTGCTGGAGAAATACTCGATCCCGTATGAGTTCCGCGCTTCTCCCCGCCCGAACATCATTCTGAAGATTCCCGGTGGTGACACTCCGATACTACAGCGGTCGCTTGAAAACTACCAACGTCTCGTCGGTGTCAATGCTGCTTCACTGGTAGCTGATGAAATTGACACGTCCAGGCATGACATTGCCGAGAAAGCAATGGTGAAGCTGCAGGGTCGCGTTCGTGTTGGTAACTGCCCACAAATTTGCACCGTGTCAACGCCTGAAGGCTTTGCATGGATGTATTCCTTCTACGTTAAAGAACCAGCTGACAACAAGAAGCTGTATAAAGGTAAGTCCCGCGAAAACCCATACCTTGATCCCGGTTTTATTGCTGACCTCGAATCTAAGTACCATCCGTCACTGATTAAGGCGTATCTCGAAGGTGAGTTCGTCAACCTTGAATCTGCCACTGTCTTCTACGAGTTCGATCGACAGAAGCATTCCACTGGTCTGTTTCATCCCGAAGCCGGTGAACGCATTGTGTTTGGCGCTGACTTCAACGTGGGTCAATGCCAATCCGTTTATGGTGTTGTCCGTCCTGGTCCTGGTGGTCAGCAGCTGCACTGTTTTGATGAAGCTCGTGTCCCTGATACCTTTGCGCTTGTTGCTCATCTGCAACGCAAATTCCCACGTCATCTGGCGAATGGCATGATCACCTGCTACCCGGACGCCAGCGGCAGCCACGGCTCGACTGCCTCGACCCAGAGCGACCACGACATCCTGCGGAATGCCGGCGTGCAGGTGGTGACGGAGCGCCGCAACCCGCCGATCGCGGAGACCCTGGCCCACACCAACCTCTACATCCACCGGAATTGCATTCTCGTCAATCCAACGACCTGTTACGACACCATTGCATCACTGGAGCAATGGGTGTATGACAGCAAGACGATGAAGCCGTTGAAGGGTGGTGCCACCGACCACTCCCATGCTGGTGATGCGTTCCGCTACCTCGTTTGGCAGGTATTCCCCAGGGCTGGTATGCGTGCTGGCTATGGCCCGCGTTGGAAGTAGCGCTATGATTGCGGCGCACCACAGCCACATCAATGAAGCCATCCACTCGCTACATGCAATTCAAGAAAGAAATTGGTGATATTTTACTTGAGTGCGGACAGTTTGAGACCTGCGAGCAAATCACCGATCTGATTGGCCAGCTTCGGCTTGTTGTCAATGACGTCGCCCACTATCGTTCTGTTGCGCTTTCATTTACCTGCCCAGAGCTTTATAGTAAGTTGATCACGGTTTGCATTGGCGTGATTGAAAGTGGAGAGATGACAATTTACTCAGTCATTGGCACGCTTGAAATGCTGATCACCATCTACTGTAATACCTTGAATGAAATCATCGCCAGGGGTAGTGCCGAATAAGGCTATAATGGTGGCAAAGTGATAAAACCATGATTGCCACGCCCAGCTCGCTGATTCTCGGGGCCGACGATAATCTCGATCCGTTTGAGCGTCGGTTCCCGGAACAGGAAACATTCCTGGAAGAGGTTGTAGATGCTGATTCCTACTCTCCCGAGCAAGCGCAGCAGATGACACGGCTGATGCCGATCAAATTCTGCACCTATCCCGAGTATTGGCTTGATGAAGCGGCGCCTGGAACGATTCCGCAAGATCATCGAGAGCACCCGGAGTCTTACAACGTCCGCAAAACCCGTGCACTGACGTGTTTCGAGCCGTATTATAGCCATCTTGTTGACCTGATTGTTGGTACAGCACTGCGAAAAGGGGTAATCCTTCCCCAGGACGTACCTCCGCAATGGGAAGAATTCTTCAAAAACGTCGATCTCCAGGGCAATGCCATCACTTCGTTCACTAAAGAGCTGTTCACGAAGGCTCTGAATGGTGGTGTTGCCGGCATTTGGTCTGAATATCCACGAATGCGCGACGGAATTACGTCCGCCGAGGAGATCATGCTGAATGCCAGGCCCTATTTTGTCATTATTCCGACTGATGATGTGCTTGATATTCGTGATGATCGTGGCCCGGTAACAATCAATGGGGTTACGAGGTACGATACTCGCGTTACATATCTGCGAATCAAGTCGGAAATTCGTCGCCCAAGCCTTGAAAACGAACATTTTGAGGAAGTTATTCCTACTGTCGTTGTTTACGATCTGATTCCGTACCAAAATCCTGGTAGCGATGTCGTTGAAGAGCGTGTTCGTTGCCGTATTTACGAAAAAGACACCGGAAACGAGAATGTCAACAGATATTTGCTTAATGAAGGCATGACAACCATCCTTTCGCTGTCATTTATTCCCTTCCGGCCCTGCTACGGCGGCAAAAAAGAGGCATTTTTCCGTGCCCGTCCACTTCTGTATGACGTTGCCCGCCTCAATCTGCACCACTGGGCCGTTTCTGCTGATCTTTCCGAGAACATTCACCTCAATGCGTCCACGATGCTGACCGGTACTGGCATCAGGCCGGATGAAGAGATTTTTTCTGGTGCTGGTCGTGCCTTGTTTAGCGCTAATCCAGATGCAAGGTTTGGAATGCTGTCTCCTGGCATGGAGGGTGCCGACACAACATTGAAAGAACTTGCACGGATTGAAGCCGCGATGGACAAGTTAGCTGCCGTGACGATGACACCTGGCAAAACACAGGTTGAATCAGGCTTTGCCAAGCTGCTCGATCGCTCTCAATCTGATTCGCAACTTGCTGTGCTGATCAGTTCACTGCAGGACTGCCTGAATGCAGCGTTGATGTACGCCTCCGCCTACCGCAACTACCCACCGATTGAAATTACGATTAGCAAGAACTTCATTCCCGTCAAGCTTCATAGCCAGCAAGTCATGGCATACAGCAGCTTGTTCAAGGATTCCAATGCTATTCCCATTGGCACATTTCTTGAAATGCTCGATGCTGGTGAGCTGTTTGAAGGCTTGCCGAACTTCAGCGTTAAGACACTGCTTGAAAAGATGGGCCTGGAGGGAAGCGAGACCGCAAAGGATCTCGGAATCGGCCCCAACAAGGAACAGCTTGCCCCGGAGCCCCCTGCAACAAACAACATGCAGAACACTATGGAGGAAGCTACTGGCAGAGCGCTGGAGGGCGAGAGCATGGAAGCGAGCGTCGAAAGCAGGGAATCCTGATCCCCGTTCGGTGCTACACTTCCAATAGTCACAACGCAAACTGTTCGTGCCTCCCGAATCCCAAGACCCCACCACCAACGACTCCAGCAACCTGACCATCGAGGAGCTGCAACGCAAGCTGGACGAACAGGCCATCAAGATCAAGAGTCTTGAGGGCACCAAGTCCGGCCTGCTTGCTGATCTACGGAAAAAGAAAACCGTTGAATCACTGATCAAGGCTGCTGGTATTGACTTGAATGCCGAGAACTTTGAAGATCAGGTGATCCAGGCTGTCACCGCTGTTCGCACCGGCACCACCGCCACTGGCACCCAGGAGACCCAGCAGCAGCCCTCTGGCCAGTCCAGCGGGGAAACTCCCAGCGAGGCGGTGGACTCGGCCCTGCGGGCGCAGCTGTCGGCCCTGCAGAACCAGATCAACCGCCTGACCGAGGAGAATGTGCAGAAAGATCAGATGGCGCAACGCGAAAAGCAACTGCGTCGCCAAAGCATTCTGCAATCCAAGGTTGTTCAGGAACTCGAAAGGGCCGATTGCCAGCGGCCGAGCCATGTCTACAAGCTGCTGCAAGATAAGTTTCATCTCCTCGATGATGATGAAACCGCTGTTTTTGGCTCCGAGGATGATCCGGTTACTCTTCGTGATGCTGCAACGAAGCTTCGTGAAGATGAGGAGTATTCAATTTACTTCCGAGGATCTGGCGCGAGTGGTTCTGGCCTGCCCGCCTCTCGCACTTCCGTTCCGATGTCCAACAATCCTTTCGCCGTTGGATCTGCAAACGCAACCGAAGCGGCAAGGATCATGACCGAAGATCCGAGCAAGGGTCGTCGTCTGATGCAAGATGCAAGGCTGGCCGGCAAGCTCGATCCGATCATTGGCCGTGCGCTCTCGGCGTCCTAAGATCGGAAGGGACTTGGGCTATGAGACCTCCGCGAGGGGGTCTTTTTTTTGTGCCTAGACTGGGCCAACCGCCGAAATACTATGCCACTGAAATCTGGTAAATCCAGCAAGGCAATGTCTTCCAACGTGAAGAAGCTGATGGATGAAGGCTATCCGCAAAAGCAAGCGATTGCCATTGCTTATTCCAAAGCCAGCAAGAGCAAGAAAAAGCCAAAAACCAAAAAGGGCGGAAAATGAAAAAGAACATTCCAACCGACAAAGCTCTTTACGCAAGGGTTAAGGCCGAGGCAAAAAGAAAGTTCAAGGTTTATCCAAGTGCCTATGCAAATGGATGGCTTGTTCGTGAGTACAAGAGGCGTGGCGGTGGCTATAAAACCCAGGAGGTAAAGAGTGGCAAAAAGTAAAAAGCCAAGGGGCGGCTTGGGCCGTTGGTTTGCTGAAAAGTGGATTGACGTCAAGACTGGCAAGCCCTGTGGCAGACAGGAGGGTGAAAAGCGTAAAGGGTATCCGGCCTGCCGACCATCAAAGCGGGTATCCTCCGAAACACCAAAGACTTCAGGCGAGCTTTCCAAGAAAGAAAAAGATAAGTTCAAGAGAGAGAAGACAAGCTCAAAGAGAATTGGCTATCAACACAAAAGGAAGAAGCGCTCCTAGCGGCAATGGCTAAAATTACAACTGAAGCTATTTGTGGATGATCAGAGATGGCGGCAACACCTGAGCGGGTCAAAAGCACCATGAAGAGGCTTGGCCTTTCTGGTGTCAACAAGCCTAAGCGGACTCCAAGTCACGACAAAAAATCTCATGTCGTGATGGCAAAAGAAGGCGATACCTATAAGCTAATTCGTTTTGGCCAGCAGGGTGTGCAGGGCGCTGGCAGCAATCCAAGTTCCGCAAGTGAAAAAGCCAGGCAGCGATCTTTCAAAGCTCGCCATGCCAAAAACATTAAAAAAGGAAAGCTGTCGGCTGCCTATTGGGCTGATAAGGTAAAATGGATTGTTGTGGCTACCCTGATTTCAAGCTCTATCTGCTGATTGACAATGGGAAAACTGTTTCGTGGGCAGATTGACATCTCGATGTTTCTGCCGATGGTCATTGGCATGATCTATGCGGGTACTGGTGGCTGGAGTGAATCCAGATGGACGGCTGCGCTGGCAATCATGGGCCTCGGGCCTGCGGCTCGCATTGGCTACGAGCGTGGCTACTGGACCGAAAACCCGGAGATTAGCCGATCCGTGCAATCGCGTGAACTTGTAGTGGATGCCCCAAAGCCCGCTACCAGGGCTCGCACACAATCCACCAAGCGTCCTGTAGCAAAGTGACAATGGAGCAATTTCGTGCAGTGAGTTCCCAGAACCCGCTGGTATTGGATATTTTGAGGGCGCTTGGAGTTGAAAACTACGAAACCGTAACATCGTTTTCAATTAACTTTGTTGCGGGAGAAGTTGCAACGGTCGATGTTTCCTACATGCCAAGCGAAAAGCAAATTGAAGAATTGAAGAAAGAGCTTGTTCAAAGACGATATAGCCTACTGGAGATAGTCCAACCGGAGACTGTCGCTAACATGGAAGACGGAACGTTCCATTCCAGCCATGGCCCTCAAAACTGATCGCAATGTCATCGCTCGTCAGATCACGACCGAAGTTGACGAAGTTCTGACTGCAATTCGTATTGCTACGGATTCCGTGAAGAACTGGACTTTCGTGCTTCCCGATGCTTTCACCGAAGCTCAACTGAATTCGCTGTTTGCCCAGGCTCCTACCGTCACTGGTACCAAAACCATTACCGCCAGTGGCTGTGCTGGTTGGGCTGCTCTCGATGCTGGCGAAAAGGCTGTGCTGACTGGTAAGGGCTATACCCTGAACTGATCACACGATCTTGCAATGTACGCCGGGGATAACACCCCGGCTTTTGTTTGTTTCTCCGTAGCCAGTGGCTATCATCTAGGCAATGAGGCCGTGCCTCGCAGCAGGATCGCTAGGCGGTCCAGCAGCAGTGCTGTGAAGCTGAACCGTCTAGCGGTCGTACCGCAACCCCTCGTACACTCGCATTAAGGACAATGCTGCTCGCAGGCGTTCCTTTTATCCCCACTCTCTTTCTTGAGTACCAACAGGAAGAAATCCAGGATCGCAATGCCCTGGTTTCCTCCGGCCTCATGGTGACGAACTCTGCTATCCAGGCTGAGTTTGCCAAAGGCGGCAAGACGATCGACCTTCCTTTCTTCGGTGATCTCTCGGGTGATTCGGAGATCCTGAGCGATACATCTGGCCTGAGCCCCGCCACCCTGACCGGTGACGTGCAGACCGGTGTTCGCAACATGCGTGGCCGCGCCTGGAAGGCCAGCGATCTCGCTGGTGAGCTTTCTGGTGCTGACCCGATGCAGGCCACTGCTCGTCGCACCGGTCAATACTGGGTGCGTGACATGCAGAAGACTGCGATCAACATCATGCAGGGTCTGTTCAATACCGGCGGCCCTCTGGCCAGTAGTCACGCTGTTGGCGGCACCTCTACTCAGCTTTCGCAAAGCGCGATGGTTGATGGTATCGCCAAGCTGGGCGACGCGGGCCAGGAGCTGACCGGCATCATGATGCGTAGTGAGGTTTACTACGCGCTGATGAAGATGGACCTCATCATTCCGGCGTCTACCACATCGCAGCTCGACAGCCGCCTGTCCGCGCAGCGCCTGGAACTTGGCACCTATCTCGGTCGCCCAGTGTTCGTTGACAACACACTTCCGTATGACGCTGGTGCTGGTACCGGTGGTGCCGATGTCCATCACACCTACTTCTTCGGCCCTGGCGCTTTTGCCTATGCAAATGCTCCCGCCAAGAACCCGCTCGAAACCGATCGGGACAAGCTGATGGGTATCGACTACCTGATCAACCGCACCCACTACATGATTCACCCGAACGGGATTAGCTGGGTCGGTAACGCTGCCGGTAACGCCCCTACCAACGCTGAACTTTCTACCGGTTCCAACTGGCAGAAAGTGTTCACCGACAACCGCAACATCCGCATCACCCGCCTTCGTTGCTACGTCTGATCACTTCTAGTTGATCGAGTGATTAAGCCCTCCTGCAATGGGGGGCTTTTTCATGGCTAGCATTGGTTTGGCGGCTTTCCGCCGCACAACAGCATGAGCCATGACCTCGGCAACCGTAATTCCAGCTACTTATGCGTTGGTTATTCCGCAAAAGGCGACGTTGCGGGAAGAGTTTGAATTTCCGTTTTCCGGCAGCGGCAAAACGGTTGTTGCCCAAGTTTGGTCTAGTGGCTGCGAGCCAAGGGAGCTTTTATTTCAGTTGACGGTTGTTGTGACACAGCTTACGCCGACCCTGAAGGTAAGGCTTGAGGCCCCGTGGACTGTAACGAAGACAGTTACAAAAGATGCTGCCTGGGATTTGCTTATCATCAATTCGGATGGCACCAGGGATCATTACTTGCGTGGTCCCGCTCCTCTTGACGAGCGCTCAACAGAGGCACTGCCATGACCGAGCCATCAATCAGCGTATCTGGGGCAATCCGTCCGATTATCAATGTTGTCGAGGACGGCGGCGTTAGAATTGTGAAAATCCTCGTCCCTGGTCCCCCAGGCCCATCAGCTCCAACCTACATCCACACACAGACATCTCCATCTACAACGTGGACAATTTCCCACAATCTTGGTCTCAAGCCAAGTGTTGAGCTTCTGAATACAGCAAGCCAGGAAATTGATGGTGACGTCTTTCACCTTTCCGATAACGTCACCGTTGTCAACTTCAACATTCCCGTCGCTGGCCTCGCAAGGCTTACCTGATCATGGCTCGTCCCATTTACGTCGATCTTGACCTGCTGAGCGCTAGCAGGATTCTGAACCTGCCGGATGCCACTGATCCGCAGGAGCCCGCAACCCTTGCGCAGGTTCGGACGTTTGTCGAGGGACTGGCCTGGAAGGATTCCGTACGTGTCAGCACGCAGGGAAACATCAACCTGTCTGCTCCTGGCGCCACGATCGACGGCATCAGCATGAGCAGTGGCGATCGGGTGCTGGTGCGACTGCAGACCAGCGAGCCAGGGAACGGGATTTACGTGTGGACCGGGGCCGCGACGCCAATGACGCGGGCACTGGATGCTTCGACGTTTGCCGAACTGGAAGCTGCGGTTGTCACCGTCGAAGAAGGTACGGATGGTGGCACGCAATGGCGGCAGACACAGGTAAACGGAACGATTGACAGCAGCAATGTTGTATGGACTGCGTTTGCTGCTGTGATCCCGCTGGCAAGCGAGACGACCGCCGGCCGAATCGAAATCGCCACGCAAGCCGAAACTGATGTTGGTACGGACGATCAGCGGGCTATCACGCCGCTGAAGCTAACGACTTGGAGTGGCAAGACGAAGCGCTATACAAGTGATATTGGCGACGGCTCGGCTACCAGTTTCACGCTGACGCACAACCTTGGCACTCGGGCGCTACAGGTGGCGATCTACAGGAACTCGGGAAATTACGACCAGATTGAAGCCGAGGTGCGTCATACCAGCACGTCAGCGCTGACGCTGCTGTTCACTTTGGCGCCGACTTCCAACCAGTTTACTGCTGTGGTGACTGGCTGATGGCAAAAGAGTTCCACGCCGACGTTGACCTGAAGGGTGCCCTGCTGCTTGGTGGTAGTGCCGGCATTCCTGGGCAGATCCCATACTCAGCGGGGCCTGGGGCGCCTGCCGTGTGGGACGACCCGCCGGCTGGTGGTACGGGCAGTGTCACGATTGCCGCCAGCGCCGCTGATGTGCTGTCAGCTATTGCCGGTGAGATCAGTGCAGATGATCCTGGCGCCGATCGACTGGCGTTCTGGGATGATAGCGCTGGCAAGTTGACATATCTGGAAGTAGGTAGTGGGCTAAGCATTAGCGGCACCACGATAACTGCAACGGGCGGTAGCGCTGGCATGAGCAGCCTTGCTGCCTCTTTAGTGTTTTAACATGGCCAACCCCAACATCAACAGCAGCACCATTCCCGTGTATGCCGGCAGTGAAGGTTATGCCGTCACCACGTCAATGACGGCATTCGTCAGCAACAGCAGCAACAGCAACACGGTGGTCCACATCACGAATCTGATGGTGGCCAACGTAGATGGCGTCAACGCGGCAGACATTACCGTGGAACTGTTCAACGGCACCACTGGATACAGCTACTGCAAGACGTTGACGGTGCCGGCTGACGCAACGCAGGTTGTGCTTGCCCGCAACGGCGAAGTCTTTCTGAAAGAGGGCTACAGCTTGCGTGCTCAGGCCAGCGCCGCTGGTGATCTTGAAATTACTTGGACTGAAAAGAGGATGGGCTAATGAGACTCGGATTGATGGGTAGGCAGGTTGATCTCACCAGGACTTCTGGCATCTATTCCATGGATGACGGGCTGCGATATGCCTCAAGTGCTCAAGGTCGCGCACCGATGACCGCCTATGCCTATGACGTCAACAACATCACTGGCATCTCTGGCACGATCCGGCAAGTGGTTTATGGCAAGCAGGGCACTCGCGCTTACGTCACGGTACTTGGTGGCACCAGGACGACGGCAGCGGTCCATCAGCTCAATCTCGGCGCCCCTTACGACCTGGCTAGTCGTACCAACCCCAGTAAATCTATTGTGCTGGGCGATTGGATGCTAAACTGCAATACCGTAACTTTTAACGCGGCTGGAACAAAGTTATATGCTGGTGGATATAACGCGGCGGCAGCCGTGGATGAGCGACTTGTAGAGTTTGACTTATCAACGGCGTGGGAGCTAGACAGCGCTACGCCTCTGGTGAAAAAACTATATGTAGGCGGCGAAGAAGCGCTACCGCAGGGATTTACTTTCAAGCCTGATGGGACTCGTCTGTTCGTGATTGGGACAAGCGGGGATGACATAAATCAATACAACCTTTCGACAGCCTGGGATATATCGTCGGCATCCTTTCAGGGATCCGCAAGCGTAGCAACACAGGCAACTACACCGGTAAAAGTGAGGTTCAACGCCGACGGCACCAAGCTCTTTGTGCTTAACAGCGGAAACGATACAATCTACCAATACAGCGTGAGCCCTGCGTACACAACTACAACGGGAGCACTCACTTATGATAACGTTAGCTATAGTGTGTCAACCCAAGAGGCTACTCCACTCGGATTCGACTTTGGGAACTCAGGCAACGATCTATATGTTGTCGGGCCAACTGGCGACAACATAGTGCGTTACGCCCTTGGCAGTGCCTACAGTTTGGCCAGTGTAACGTTTACGTCAGAATCAAGTGGTCTCGGTGATACGGCACCTAATTCTGTTTTTTTCAAGGACGGAACTAGGCTGTATGCAGCAGGGAACACCGCAGGAACGATCAGAACGTTCAACCTAACCGGTAGCGCATGGGACACCGGTAGCACTAACTTAAGTTTTCAGTCTGCACAGGGGCCTTTCTTTTCTGCAGATGGCCTTCGCGATTTGTATATTGGCGATTCTGGGACAAAACTTTACTGGTTGGATGATACTCGGCTTTGCGTCTACCAGGCGACACTTGGTACGGCTTGGGACATCAGTACGGTTGAGGGGATGGCTCTTGGTATATCTCGTTTGCGATACGACTCGATTATGCTTGCGAACGGCGATACCAGCCTGTTTATAGCTGATGCTTCTTCAAACTTATACCGATATACCCTGAGCACTGCAGGGCGATTACATACCGCAGGATCAGAGCAGTCGCAGGCAATGGGTGTAGGGGCGATTAACGGCATTGATTTATCACCGGATGGTCGCAAGCTTTACGCAGTCGGAACAAACTCATACTCAGTATTCAGGCTTTCATTGTCACCAGCATTCAGCTTAACGGGTTCGACTACAGACGGATATATTAGCGCTGGGGGCGATGTTGGCACAAGTGCCCAGACTGTTCCCGATTTCAGCGGGGTTGCTGTAACTCCAGATGCTACGGCTATTGAGGCTTGGTGTAGCACTGGTGGCACCGTCGCCCAACACCGTTGGAGGCTCAGGTTCTGATGCTGTACTCGCTAAATGGCGCTCGTCCCGTTCCGTTGCCTTTCCGCATTCACGTCAACGGCACGACTCGCACTGATCCATCGAGCTTCACGGCCGAGGAGATCGCCGCCGCCGGCTTCACTGGTCCGTTCATCGAGCCACCGTATGACCCGGCGACCCAGAGCCTGGACTGGATCGACGGCGCCTATGTGGTAGTCGATTTACCGCCACCGGAGCCTCAGCCGCAGTGGGTCGAGTTCAGTGCAACCCTGATGGGCGATCAGCAGGTGAAGGTCATGCTGATCCAGCTTGTTGCAGAGGATCCCGGCTGCTTCGGTGGCCTGATTGCCGGCCTTAACGAAGCTGCTAAAGGGGATTCAAGGGTATTTTTTGGATCCTGGGATTACGCAAGGCAAAACGGTTTCATCTCAGACACACTTGCTGAAAGCGTTTCTGTAATGGCAGCAGCCTTTAACTTGCCGGAGGTGTTTGTTTCCGCTTTGTTTCAGGAGGACCAATGATCGAAGGATTGGTCGAGTTATTGCGATAACCGCATCTTCTCTTGATGTTGCTGCGGTAGCTCGGCCAATTACGATGTCCATTGAAACCCGGAGTGCCCGCAATGACGAGCGGATCGGAGAGCTTTCCGGGGGCGACCGGTGGAGCGGAGAGCCTGGATACCCGACTGGGACGACTGGAGGGGCTGCTGCACGGCCTGCAGACGACGCTACTTTCAAGCCAGACAACGGTAACAAACTTTCTGACAAAACTCAGCGACTTGGAAAAAAGGCAGGTTGAGCTTGAGCGTCAGATGGTTACATCCGATGACATTAAGGAGATGACCAAGCGAAGCTCCGAAGATATGCGCGAGCTTACAAAAAGGGTTGAAGGACTCACCGCATCTGAAAATAGGTCAGAGGGGCAGAGGAGTCAAGCGCAATGGGCTGTTCCTGTTATTGCACAGTGGGGCACTCTTTTGGTTGCATTGCTTGCCTTGATTAGCAGTCAATTCAACCGGCAGGAAATTGAGCATAAAATTATCCCTGGGATTGAGCGACAGAAGTAATACTCGTCCCTGGTATAATGTGACATGACTGCCGATGGCAGCAATTCTTACTACCAGGAGTGTTGATCATGGGAGCAGCTTCCTTCCGAATGGCCAGGGAGCGGGAAGCCGCCAGACTGGCCGCAGAGGCCGCCGCAGCCACCCCTGAGCAGCCCGGCCAGGCTGCTGAGGTCGACGAGCCGGCAGAGGCCGCTCCCGAGCCCACTGCGGCCCCCGTGGCCAAGCCCAAGCCCAAGACCGCAACTCGATGACACGTCATGGCCTTTGTATCTACTCTTGGTGCCAGTGATGCAAACTCGTACCTGAGTGTTGCAAGGGCCACCTCACTGCTTGGTGATCTTCCTGCAAGCACCGGTGTTACAGCTTGGCTTGCTCTAACAACCGAAGAAAAGGAGCAGACGCTGGTTGCTGCAACGATGGCTGTCAATTCCCTTCACTGGAAGGGCCGGCCCGTTTCATCGACACAAAGCCTTGCGTGGCCCAGAGTTGTATCAGCCGATTACTACAACGTCTCGACTGAAGAGCTTCCGATTGATTTTCAGATCGGTGTTGCCTACATGGCAGCGTTTCTTGGGGAGACTGGTGGTTATACCGGAATTCTGAATCTTGACGGTGGCGCCACCGAACGCGGCAATCACGAATACGAAGAAGTTGAACTTGGGCGCAGTGATCTGAGGGTTAAGTTTAACCGGGATAACATGGCGCAAAGCGGGATGGGATACATTCCGCCGTTCTGCATGGATATTTTTGCTCGCTATATTATTCGTGGTGATTTCTATCAGCCTCGTGTGAGGCGCGAATCTACGGCGCGCATCAATCCGTACATGCCAAGCAACGCATTCCGCCCGAGCAATGTTCGCGTTGTGAACGGAATGGTCTACCCGGCAAGCGGTGGATGGGCCAGCAACCCACTGTAAATTACCATGTCTCTTGTAGATCGCATTTTTGCTTCGATTCCTGGACCGCTGATCAATCAGTGGGGAATTGATGGCGCCTACATCAAGCATGTTGATGAACAGCAATACAATCCGGCTACCGGCACCTACGACAATCCTATTGACAGGTTGACGGGTAGCCCCAAAGTCTTGAAAAACCGGATTAACATTAAGATGCTTCCGGTTCAACTTCAGGCCGAAGATGTCAAGGGTGAAGTTCAGATCACAGATGTTAAAATTCTGATTGCAGCTACATCGCTTGGCAGTTACTATCCAAGAACAAAGGATTGGATTGAGTACACGCAAGACGGGCAGACCAGAACTGCAAAAATTATTTTCCCAAACTCGTATCGTGGCGATTCGCCCGTATTTCACTCTGTTATAGCGAGGTTGTCATGAGCAGGAGAAAGCCAAGTCAGCGTGATCTGAATTTAATTGCAAAGCGTGGCAAGGGAATTAGCGGAAAAATCTCAAAAGACCTGAGGGCGAAGATCAATAATGCAACTCGTAGGGCCATGGCCGACATTATGAATGACCTTGCTGAAAAGGGACCACGGTACGGTGGTTCTTTTGCTGATTCGTGGCGTGCAATTCCTGTTGGGAACGAGGGTGGCAAGGTAAAAGACGGCGAATATCCGTACACCATCGAGAATGTCCCAACAATTCCGTCTACCGTAAAGGCAACTCAGCGTGTTGTTGTTTTTACGATCGACAACATCGCGGATTACGCACCTGTTGCCCTGGATCTTGAACCCGGAAAATTCATTGATCCTGGATACGAGCCAATGGGTGGCATTGAATTCAAGGTTGTAGAGGGTCGTCGCTATGGGCCAATGCGAGGTCAGGTTGCTCCGGCTGGTAGTGGTGGCGATGTCAATCTTGGCTCCAGAAAGTCGAATATTTCAACAGCTGAGCAAGATTGGTACTCGACCTATGCTGGTGGTGGCGATATGGATGCCGTTGTGGCAAGGGTCTTCAGGTACGAGTTTCGGGCAGGTAGCTGACAATGGACTATCAAGCAATTTGTGCGGCACTTGAAGTCCCGATTAGCTCGGCCTTTATATCTCAAGCGCCAAATACGCAGCTTTATTTTGACAACATTATTGCTATTCCGCCTGATCCAGACAAAGAGTATGCAATGATCAACATTGCATTTGGTAATACCACTGAGTCTGCTATCAATTCCCTGCTTGATCGTGCAAGGGGAATTATTGTCATACGAATTTATACGCCAAAGGATATCGGCGGTCTACGGGCTCGTCAACTCAGTGCTATTGCCAAAAGCGTGTTGAGCGATCTTGGTAAAACTAGAAAGACAGCAACCGGTATTTTCATTAGAACTCAGAATATCATGGGTCCATCCTTTTCAATGAATAACGAATCTCCGCACTTTTTTGCTCGCATCGAAGCCGCCTGGCACGCTACAAAGTCTAATTAGAATTGTCATTGCCGGTGGCTAGTATGAGGCAACGGGCAGTGCCCGCACTGCTGTCCTATTGCTTTTGGGTCCGATCATGACCTGCGAAACTACGGTTCTTACCGGCACCTCGGGCGCCTTTTACTACAAGCCCGCCAACACCGAAGCCTGCATCACTGCTGCTGCTTTTCCCAGCACTGGCGCCAACATCTCTGTTGGCAGCTACCTGGGCTTCCGCATCAACGATCCCGTGACCCTGACCTACCCGGTCGGCGCCACCGTGACTGGTGCAATTGCTGCTGGTGACTACTTCATCAAGACGTACAACAACGAAACTGGCGTTGCCACCCTCAGCTCGACTGCTGGTGGTTCGGCTGTGACTGCTACCGCTGCCCCCTCGGGCTTTGGTAACAGCAAGGCGACCATCGCCTACAAGTCGTATCTGCCTGTGGGTCAGGTGCGTGATTGGAGCTTTGAGATCACTCGGGCTGAAATTGACGTTACCACCATCGGTCAGGGCGCCGGTCAGTATGCACCTTTCCGCAGCTATCAGACCAGCTTTGCTGATGGCACTGGTAGCGCCACGGTGTACTTCACTGATGATGACACCTCGATCGCCAACCGCATTGTTGAAGACGTGATTCAGCGTCGTCAAACCGGCGCTGGCGTCAAGCTCTACATTGACGAGGTGTTTGCAAGCGGTGTTGTCAGCGACAACCTGAGCCGTTTCATCGAAACCAACATTGTGCTGACCTCGGCCGGTTTCAATGTCAACCCCGATGACGCCATCCAGGTTTCCATCAACTTCCGTCCTTCCAAGGCTCCCACCTTCGACTTTACGAAGGCTGTCTGAGTTAGTTGATACGGAACCGAAGGCCCCCGAGAAATCGGGGGCTTTTTGTTGCTATGCTTTGTGAGCCACCAATCATTCGTATGGCGTCCCCAACTCCCACCCCCTCTGGATCTGGCTTCGGTCGTGCAATCGACGTCCTGAAGCGTGCGGCCAATCTGGAACCCGTCAAGAAAACCGTCATCCTCAATGATGGCGTGACTGAGTTCACGATGTACTGTGCCCCGCTTGTTGCCGCTGAGCGTGACAAGGCTCGCAAGAATGCAAAGAGTGACGAGGCTGGTGCTTTTGCAATGCACCTGCTGATCCTGAAAGCCAAAGACGAGAACGGCAATCCGCTGTTTACTGTTGGCGACATCCCCGCTCTCAAGCATGAGATTGAGGATGAGGATCTGCAGAAGATCATCGGTGCTGTGATTGGCGACGATGATTCCGATGCTGATCTCGATCAAAAAAAGTAGTCCAGGAGCTGCGCCAAGATAAGTGGCTATACATCAAGATGAGTATAGCCGAGAGTCTTGGCAAAACTCTTTCCGAGCTTAATAGCATGATAACCGAAGAGGAGATTATTCTCTGGTCGGCCTATCATCAAATTAAGCGAGAGGACGAAGCCAAGGCTATCGAGAAGGCGAAGAAGGGGGGCCGATGAGGCCCCTTTTTCTTGGCTACATTGATCCCATCGCGGTCGATCCTCAATGTCTTATCAGCAGAAGATTGATATTATCATCAACAACCTCAACAAGATTAACGATCTTGAGAGTGCGCTATCTGAGGCGGAGTCTGCTGCATCTGCATTGAACAGAGAACTTGGCAGCATAGATGAAGCGGTCAAGGAATCTTCAGGGTCAATCAAAAATCTAAATCAAGAAATCCGAGCTATTAAAAATATAAACAAGGGGCTGGGCAGTGCGCTTGAGCAGGGTCGTGGGGCTGGCAGCTTTTCAAAAAGGCAAACCGAGTTGCAGCTTAGAAAAAACGAAGAGAGACTTGCGGCGGCGCTGGATGAGAGGGCCATTCGTCGCTCGGCTCAAAGGGATCGCGTTGAGTCGGCTCGGCAAAAGCGCTTTTACGCCGAGCGTGCTGGTGTGATTAGCCGTGCCGCAAGAGACGATAGAGATAGTCTCAACAAAAAGGCTTCTCAGCTAAGACTTGAAATAGCTCTTGAAGCAAGAAGAAACGTTGAAATCAAGAGATTCGAGGGCAGGCGACAAGAATTTGTCAGAAAAGGATCTGGAGCAAACATACCAGAAGACGAAAGACTTTCGGCTGAAAAAACAATTAAAGCTTTTGAAAAGCTTTTGAAAGCCCCCAAGGCAAGAAACAATAGGGAAAGATTTGAAGAAATTAGGACGCTCAACTCTCTTTCCCAGGAGCTTGAGCAATACAACAGACTTCAAAATGAGGATATTCGCCTTCAGCGCGAAAGATCCTTAATCGGTAGGCGGATAAAAACTGGAAATGATCGAATCAACGAGTTTGCAAGAAAAGGTGTAATAAAACAAGAAACAGCAGATAAGCTAAAATCAATAGGGATGGCGGCTTCCGCTGATGCCGCCAGGGGTTCAACCGAGCTTGCTCGCAGGCGCCTTAGCGATCTTGAGGCCAAGCTGTTTGACTACGACAGAAAAGTAAAAACAGTTGCCCGTGCCAATGCTGAGCAATTAACAAATCAGAGAGCGCTAAATTCAATTGACACTCTTCAGCGTCGAATCGACAATCTCAGGACTGCCGGAGCTGATTCAAGTATTCTGAGTGGACCGCAGAAAGCTGTTGCAGATTTGTCGCGTGCAATCGCCAAGGGTGATGTCAGTAAATATCGAGTTGACCTTGAAAAAGCAAGAGGAGCGCTTGCCAATCTTGAAAGATCGGAGCGAGATAGGCTTACCACACTAAAAAAACAGCAGGAAGCGGCCAATCTTGCTTCCACCACTGAAAAGAAAATTCTTAGTGGTAGGCAGCTGAACAGCAAAGAGCTTGAGGCGTGGGTAAAGGGTGGCGCCATCAGGGCTCTCCCCCCAGCCGCAGGCTTCCCTGTGGATCAACCACTCCCCAGAGAGGCCATGCTGCCCTCTGGTGGCGCCCGCATGATCGGGACGAGCCGCGAGTTCATTACAAACGCACAGGGTCGAAGAACGAATATCCCAGCTCTTGATGCGGCTGGCTTGGCGATGACGCTGCCATTGGAACCGAAGCGCGGGCGCAGTCGCAGGGCTGTATCCGATCCAAATGCGATAGATATTCTCAGCAAGACTGATCCCAACTTTACAGTTGCTGGTAGGAATATATTCAGCATCTTTAGTGATCAGCTGAAGAGCATCGCCCCCGCAGTAGCAAATTCTGCCAAGGCTTACGAAAATGAAATAAGCACTCGTCGCAAGCTGTCAAATAGCATTGCTACCACTGAAACGAGGCTTTCCAGCTTTGTCGGCAGGGGAACTATAGGCAATGATGCGGCACAGCCAATTCGTGATGCACTTGCTGAAATTTCCCAAGAAGCTCGTGATACAGCCACACCAATTGATGATCTTAGGGATCGTCTTGCCGGCCTGAAGAATACTATTTCTAGTCTTGCTGCTCAATCTGTTAAGGACAACTCTTTTGCTGCTGGCCTGAAGAAAATTGCTGACGTGCCTAAGCAAAGGGCTGACTACCTCGGCAATCTTTCGCCAGAGCAGGCCATTGATCAGCTTGTTCGCACTGTCAATAAGCAAATTCCTGGCGCCAAAACTGGCGTTGATAGCGCTGCCAATAATGTCGTCAATACTTTTACTGATCGCATCAAGTCGGGAGCTAGCAAAGCTGCTACTGCTGCAAGCGACATGACAAGCGCTTTTAGGCAGGCTGTCAAGAAAGGTCTTGGTATTGCAAGTCCGTCTCGATTTATGATCGAGATGGCAAATAACCTCATCAATACCTACATTAGCCAGCTTGAAAAAGCATTCCCAAGAATCAAATCTACCACAGAAAAGACTTTTGGCATTGGTCAGTCTTTCTATCCTGTCAAGCCTGCTTTTTCCTACGGCAGCAATCTTTCTCGCAATTTCAATAGCGGCAAGAATCGTGTTTTTGATTTTGGCGCAAGCAGTGGTGGCAACTTTCCTGCACTTCCGCAGAATGCTGGAATGACGGCAATGATGGAATTGCTCAATACGTGGAGCGATGCCATCAATAACGCCAGCAACGTTTCGCCAGAAGCGTTGTCGGCAAAAACAGTAACACAAATGAATATTCCCGATCCGTGGGAATTTGTTGTTGCTGACTATAAGCAGTTTTTTGTCGAGCTGCAGACAATTCTTGATGGTGCTGGCGAGTCGCTTCGGACCACAAGCAAGGAATATCAGCAATTTATTGATTCAATTATTAAAGCAACTGGTCAAATTAAGTTGCCAGGCTCAAGGGTTGCCGGAGCCCTGCTGCCGTCTGGGATGACTTCTGGCGATCCATGGATCGGACCGCTTGCAAATTACAGGCAGCTTGCGTCTATGGCCGAGCAAATTGCAAGGCCGCAGACACAGGCCAGACTTGCGCTGCCGCCAGCCCAAGCACTGCCAGCACTTCCGCCAGCTGGAATGACGGCATCGAGTGCTCGCTTTGAGGAAGCGAGGAGAGCTGCCTATGCAAGGTCTGATCAGAGAGCGGCTGAAATCATGGGAGCTGGTGGTACTGGTGGCGCACCACCTCGCACTCCCGCAGCTGCTGCTGGTGGAAGTGTTCCAACACCTGGGCAGGACGCCGCTGATCGTGCAAGACGGGCGCTACTTACACTTGCTGATCTTGGAAATGTTTCCAGGCTTTCGACTAATGCAATTAGAGCAAGCATTGAAGAGTTCACCAATCTTCGTGCATCAATTGATGCAACAGATGCAAACTTTGAGCGACTTGATGAACAGCTCAGGCAAACTATCGCTCGTTTTGATGATCAGATTCAGCGCAGGGATCCCAATGCCGACTTCCTGACCCGCCGACTGGGCACCAGGGGCGGCCGTGCGGTGTCCGAGGGCCTAATTGGTGGTGCCTTCCCACTTCTGTTCGGCCAGGGCCTTGGGGCGTCTGCTGGTGGCCTGATTGGTGGTGCTGCTGGTGGCTTTGCCGGTGGGATGCTGGGCTTTGGCCTGTCACTGGTCGGCACGGCAATTGGTAGTGCCGTTGATACAACAGTTCAAAATCTCAAGACTCTTGCTGCTGGGCTTAAGAGCCCGAATGATGCTATTGCGGCCCTTGAAACGAGTGGAATTAAGGTCGGTAGCACACTGAAATTTCAAGTTCAGCAACTGCAATCACTTGGCCGAGCTTATGATGCGCAAACTCTTGTACTTCGTGAGGTGCAAAAGAGACTTGGGGCTGATGGTGTGCGCAATCTTGTTGCACTTGAGGTTCAGCAAAAGAAACTGGAGGAGCAGTGGTCTTCTATCACTGGAGTAATTCAGGGGCAGCTGCTTCCAGTGCTTGTTGGCTTTACTGAAGTCATCAATGGTATTTTGAATGCCGCTCGCGCTGCAGCAAACGATCCAATTGTTGGCAAAATTCTTGAAACTCTTGGCAAGTCTGTACTTGCGCCGGTTCCTGGAGCTTCGGTCGCTGCAGTTGCAATTGATATGGCGTCCCGACGTGGCGCAAGAACGGCAACTAACACGCCTATCGACGTACGCCCACCTATTGATCCACAGGAGGCGTTTGCAGCTGAAACGACCCGTATTGGCGAATCGAGGAGAATCGCTGATCAAGTTAAATCCGCTTACCGCGAAGCCTTTAATCTTCAGCGTCAGGCGTATGACCTGCAGCGCGAGGCCGCTGATTTCAACAGGGATGTTGCTGATTACTCGTATAAAAAAGAGCGTGAAATTTTTGACTTGCGCCAACAAGTTGCGGAATCCGTAATTGATAATAATCGCGCGGCTGCTCAAAATCGCATTGAAAATAGCGATCTTAATGCTCGCGCCCTTTTTGCTTCAGCTGTTGGTTTTGAGCAGCAATTACTGACGAATGTACGCGAAGTTATGCGTACAAGGAAAGAGGGCGAGGCCGATATTGAGCAATCTCGCAAAAAGCTTGAGCTTACACTTGCGAAGCTTAATCGAGACGTTGAGGACTACAAGCGCACAACCGCACGCGAGATTGAAGATATTGAACGTAGGAAGCTTTCCTATGTACGTTCAGTCGAAGATTACAAGATGCAGGTTGCCGACTACGTGCTTGCGCGTGCAAGGGAAGCCGCCGATCTGATGCGTCAAGCAGTGACGCTGCCTGACATGAGTGGCATTGGTGGTGGAGCGACGGGGTCTGGCGCAAATAGCGGATATTTCGCTCGACTTGCTGAACTGGAATCTAACAGTGGCAAGAATTGGACAAATCCATCTAGTAACGCTCGTGGATTCTTCCAACTCATTCCAAAAACCGAGCGGTGGCTGAATGATATTGGCAAAGGTGATGTTGCGGCGCGAATGCTGTCGCGTGATTTCTCGACAGCTGCGCAAGCCGCGAAAGAGTTTGCAATTATCATGCGCCCAGCCGCAAAGAGCTTGCTTGAAGCTGGCGACGTTGCTGGGCTTGATCGTTTGCTGAACAGGATTTGGACATCCCTTCCCGGTGGCTCCGAGGCAGCAACGGGTCAACGACTTGCAAGTGCAAATGCACTTTTGATGCCACGATCTGCAGTTTCTAGCGTCAATCAAACTGCTCAGGGTGGGCAGCTGCTTGATCGCTTTGGCGTTGCATGGCAGAGTCAGCTTGACAATGCTGGTGGACAGGGATGGAGAGAGTGTTTTACCACTGTTTCTGCAATGATTGCCAGTGGATCAAAGGGTGTGAACATTCCAGATGATGTTTACAATCAAACACGAAAGCGCTTTGGCGATACTACGTCCATGGGAGCGCAAATTTCCGCGCTTCAAAGCATTGGCGTCAGTGCGCGTGGTACCACATCAGCGAGAATTAGCGATTTGCGAGCTGAATATGCAGCAGGTCGCTCTATTGGTGTTGGTATTACGTCAGACTCCGGCACTACATCTGGCCACTGGGTGTATGTTTCTGGTATGAACGATCAGGGTATATCACTTTTTGATCCGAATAGGCGGCAGCCCTGGAACCGCCAGATGAGCTGGCAGGAATTTGGCGGCAGATTTAATCCTGGTGGAGCTGGCGGATATATGGTTTCTGCGCCTGGCGCAACGGCAAGAAATACCCAGATGATGGGCTCAACACAGATTAGCAATATACCTCAACCGCAATATAGTGAAACACCGCTTGGCCCAACTCCAGCGGCTGCTCCATTAAACAAAGAGCGACTAGCTGTTCTTGCTGCAATGACTGGCAGCATGAAGGAAGCGCAGCGCATTCTTGAGGAGCAAATTAAGCTCAGGCAAAAGGGTGTAGAGCTTGGGCAGATTGAAAGCATTCTGCAAGATAATCAACTTCCACAGCTTCAGCAACAAAGAAGTGTATTGCAGCAACAGCTTGAAGCAAGAAAGCGAATTCTCAACCTTAGTGACAATGCTGCTTCTGTTGCTGATATTGAAGCTGAGGCAACTGCACGGCTGGCGCAACTTGAAAAAGATCGCACTAATGCAATTACTAAGCTTAAGAAAGAATATGGTGGAAATGCTGATTTAATTAAGCAAGTCAATGAGCAAGCAAATCTTGCAATTGGCATTGCCAAGAAGGAGGAGGAGCAGCGACGCAAAAATCTTGAACTGTCTAATCAGTTGCAGGGTCTAGAGCGTGCTCGCGCTGAAATTATTCAACTTCAAGAAAAGGTTGCTGTTGGTAGAGTTGAGGCTGCTGCGCTGGAGCTTGGCAAGCTACAGGCATCTAATAGTGAAATACTAAAAACAACCCTTCTCTACAAACAAGCGAGCGAAGAACAGCGTAATTTGCTTGAAAATCTGACGACTCAAGCAGAGCAGCAGGCTAAAATCAATGAGCTTCAGGCGAATTACAATAATAAACTGAGGGATGCACAGGATAGAATTGTTGAAATTTTTGCCGGCACTAGCGGGCTGACGGAGTATCAAAAAGCTCTAAGAGAAATTGCTACAAAGGGTATTCAAAATGATAGTGGCCAGGCTGATGGCATTCTGCAAACAGCAAAGGCTATTGACCTATTAAATCAAAAAATTAGGCAGCTTGAGCGCGTTAAAGACATTGCTGGGGCCTGGACTGATTCTTTTATTGGCTTTAATGCCGAATTGCTAAAGACTGGCAATCTTTCAGATGCGCTTACCAAGTGGGGTGAGGGCATTAGCTCCAGGGCAATTGATATATTGCTTGAGATCACAATGCGTCCTATTCAAGATCAGATATTTGGTAGTATTACTAAGTTTCTTGGCTTTGAGCAACCGGGCGATCCAATGGTTGCACCACTGTCAAGTCTTGATGTTAATGTTAAAAGCATTAAAGAAAATGTTGCAATAATTGCTGGCGGCATTTCCGGCAATACACAATCCTCGGTAGAGGCCTTAGCTCAGCCAGCGACTCTTAGCGGTATCAAGTTTTACACGCCGCCTGCCGCAGTGGAGTCCGGCAGTCCGTGGAGCACTGCTTCACTGCAGGCGGCAAGCGACAACGCAACCGTAAAACTGCAGAGTTTCAGTGATAATGTTTTATTTGCCTCTGATACAGCAAGTAATTTTGGTATTTCGTTTGTAAATACACTAGAGTCTAGCGATAAAATTTTCTCTTCTGCTGTTGTAGCCAGCGAAGAAGGTGCGGCAAAAATTAAAGCTGCTTATGACAGCAGGATAACCACAGAGGAAGAAAATATCGGCAAGCTTCAGATGATCGGTCAGAAGCTTGGCACTGGCATACAAATCCTTGGTGGTATTGCCATGGGCGTTGCTGGTGTCCAGCAAATGAAGAAAGGCGGCACTTACAACGTTCTTATGGGCCTAGCCGGCATCTTTGGCGCTATATCCCAAGTTTCTTACGGCTCTGGCAAATTGTTTGGCCTCAAGGGATTTGCCGAAGGTGGTCGCCCACCAATGGGTCAGCCCAGTTGGGTTGGTGAGAATGGTCCCGAGCTGTGGTGGCCCGATCGCGCCGGCACAATCATTCCTGTTGACCAGCTGTATGTTCCTGGTAGGCCACTGCCCGGCGAAAGCAGCTCGACCGCTCAAGGCGATGAGGCCAATTCCGGCAGTGCAGATTCCTCAAGCGTCTTTTCTGCCACTCGCGCTTCACTTGAGCAGCAGCGGGCTGCTATGTCTGGCTCGGCCGATTCTGGTAGCCAGTCGATGGAACCGCAAGTCATTGATGTTCGCTCTGAGTCTACTGTTATCAACAGTGTTGAGTACGTTACGATGGAGCAGCATCGCAAGGGAATGCAAGAGGCTGCGAAGATGGGTCAAGCGCTGTCCTACCAAGGCATTCGCGGTTCCGTCCCAACCCGCAGGAGGCTTGCGATCTGATGGCTGTCGCCTTTGCTCACTATGCAAGATTCCTTGATCGCACTGGCAGCTACATTGCTGGCAGGAGCTACCAAAATTTCTTTGTCGGAGAGACGAGAACTTTTGATTCAGTACAGTACCTATTTGGCCCCTATGGTATTGCTGGTCTATCTTCTAGCCGCAATGGCGATAGCGGCCAAGCTTCGCTGATTGCAACTGCTAACGAGATCACTGTTCCTCTGTTTTCTGAGGCAATCCTGAATCGTTGGTTGCTTGAGGTTAAAACTGTCAGCATCATTGTTGCAGAGGCCACGGCATTCACGGAATCTACTGTTATTGCTTCCGAGGTTTGGGCTTGCACTGGCGGCTCCAACGATCTTGAACGTCCCACGATCACGCTTTCTTCACCACTGAATGCTGCCAGACAAGAAATCCCTGGCAGAATTCTTACACGTTCAATGGTTGGCGCGATTCCACCAACTGGGCAAATCGTCATTTCGTAGTTAGGCTGCCTCATGGCACCTATCTATCACTCCTGGCTTGGCCTTCCCCATGAGATCGGCGCTGATCCACGGGATGGGCACGCCGCCTGCTGCCTGGTGATGGCCAGGATCCTCCTGGAGGACGCTGGGCAGACCCCGCCACCGATCGACGACTGGATCGAGCTGGCCCGCGCTGGCCGCTGGGAGCCCCTACGGGATGCGTTCTACCGGAACACCGAGGAGCTACCGAAGGCTGAGCCGTGGTCGATCACCCTGCTGGACAGCCCCGAGGAGGGCCTGGGGATCGGCACGGTGGTTCCCGGCCGGCTGCTGCTGGTTCCCCTGCACTCCAGGGGCGTCACGGCCCTCCCCTTGTTCGCCCTGCCTGCCGACACCACCTACCACCGGGTTCTGGGCTATGCCTGAGCAGCCGATGCTGCCTGCGGATCGCTATCTGGCGGCCATGCTGTGGCCGGACGATGATCCTGTTGTAGCCGCTGCTAAATACAAGAAGTTTCTTGTTGAGATCGAGAGCAAAGTAAAGATTGATCCATCGCAGCCACAAGCTGGTGCGGCACTGGGAATCATTGCACTTGCTTCAAGCATTATCAGCATTGGCCTGACCATTGCTGCGTCTTTCTTCAAGCCAAAAGCTCCCGAGCCTGGTAAAGGCGGCCTCACTTCAACTGACAAGCAGGGCGAAAACGTTGTAGTTGCCAATCGCACAGCTCCTCGTGTCGGCTTCGACTCTGTTCAGCAGCCCAGCTCCCTCGGCTCGACCATCCCGGTGATCTGGGCGCGTCGCCAGACCCTGCCGGCCCAGGTCACCCCTCCCAGGCCAGCGGGCACCTATGGCGGCGTGCGGGTCAATCTGGGCCTGATCTGGAGCCAGATGGTCACGTACCGGGGATCGCAGTACCTGCGAGCGATCTTCCTGCTTGGCGAAGGTCCGATTGGCGCTCTTGATACGACTGGCTTTGCCATTGGCGATAACTCGCTCGGCACTTATGAAATTGTTGATCAGGGCGCAAGACAGCTTGTATCTCGGGCGACTATTTACGCAAACCTGACTGGCGGACCAATTACAAATGCCCATGGTTATCTTGGCCGACTTCCTGGCAATGACGTTGGCAATTCCATCAATTATGGTGGTTCCACCGTGTTTGCCATCAAGGACAACGATGGCAAATATGAGGAGCATTTCTGCTACTCAACCAAACCTTCTACTTCAACAACCTTTGGCCTGTATGCACACATCCCCAACCGGATGGCTTATAGGGTCAATCCCAGGCTGCGTCCAACAATTCGTGTAACCACAAAGTCGAAGGACGATGGAGAAAAGTTTCAAGTTGACTGCGATGATGATCCGCAAGCCCTTGCTGAACACTGGAAGGCTCGCTATCACTACTCGCTGAGGGGAGCGATTATCTCCACCAGCACGGGTTCTATGAACTTGAATCCTGGTGATCGTTTTCGCTATACGCTTGACAGGCGATCTGACGGAGAAACAAAGTTTCGATTTAGCTCGGAAAACACGGATAACACGTCATCCGAGTCAGATGGCGAGGCTACCTGTGGTGACATCGCCAGCACCGTAGCTTCAAAGCAGCGAGCTGCCGATGAAGCTTTGATTATCGGTGAGGTCTATCGTTGCGGATCCTGTCTTGCTGTTCTGGTTGAACGCGAGCCCGGCGACAAGGTTTTTGTGTCAAACGCCGACAACGAGCCAGAAGGCAATGGACAGACGATGGAATACGTCTTCCGTGTTATTCAGGCTGGAAGTATTGACAGCATTCCCAATAATGACTACATCAATCCTTCGTATTCGGGTCAAACCATTGAACCTCCGCAATGGAATCGAAGCTCAAGCCTGAATAATCTTGGTATTCCGAATGAGTTCAGGACTTGCAGCGACTTTCCTCAGATTTTCCGTTGTGCCGTGGCAACGGTTGCCCTTGCTCGTTCCTCCAGGTTATTTGAAATAGGAATTCGATCGACTGTTGGAATTCGTGTTAATGGCTTTGCAAATTTGCGTGATTGTAAAAGCCTGATTAAGATCAATCAAGACGCTGGACTGAAGTACGAAGGCAAGACATACGACAAGAACGACAAGATTGGTGTTACTAATTTTCAGTCGGGAACCGTTACCAGAGCCGAGACTCGAATCAGTTTTTTCCGTATTTGGTACAGATCCAACGGTGGAACCTGGACCGTTATCAACGGCACCTGGGGTATTCGTGGTAGCTCAGAAGATAATACGTTTAACTCCATTCGCTTTGAGATGAAAACCTCCCGCCGCTGGGAGATTAGGTTTGAACCTGTTTCCAGCTGGGAAATCCGCCACAGCTCAGGAATACAGGAGCCCCTGTGTGTTATCAGCAACACGTCCGGTCAGCTCAATCGCACTGTTGTCAACGACGGAATTATTATTGAGTGGAATGGGTATAACCGAGACCGCAATTGGAGAAGCTTTAACATTCCACGGCTTGAGACAAGTGAAAACATTGGCATTCCGAAAACAGATGATAATACCTATGTTGATGACTGGGCGATGATTGCGGAAGCTTTTTCGTACCAAGAGATCCAGACTACAGCACAAAACGGCCCTGAGCACGAGATTGTTTACGTCAATACAATTTCTGAAAACTCAACAGATCCAACCTATGACAGGATCGCAACCATTGGCCTGAACATTTTTGCATCAACTGAGTTCAATCAGTTGCCGCAATTCTCTGGTTATGTTACTGCAGGCACAAAGGCTAGGCGCCTGCTTGGTAGCGATGCGTTTGAATCAACAAACCTCTTCCCTGATATTCTTCGCGCCTACCTGACAACTGATCAGTATGGGCTGGGAGAGATTATTGGCGATTCTCTAATTGACGCGCAATCATTTTTTGACGCTGCTGACTGGTGCCAAAAGCGTCGCTACTTTTACGATGCCGTTGATGCTCAGCGTGTCAACTCAATTCAGTTTGCAGCTGATATTGCGGCGTACCACCTACTTGAACTCAGTCAGCGCGGCGGCAAGTTTGCATTGTCTCCTGCGCTCATCTTTCCCGAGGACGGCCCCGTTCCAATCAGGGCATTGTTCACGGCTGGCAACATTCTTGAAAACACCTTCAGGCTGCAATTCCTTGAAGAGTCGGAGCGGCAGCCAATTCGTGTCAGTGCCAAATGGCGAGAGGAACGCCAACGGTTTGATCTGACATCAACTGGTTTCTTCCCTGTTGAGCGCGAGGTTTTCGTTCAAGAAGCCGGCCAGTCGGACTCGGATCCGATTGAGAGCATCGACTTGTCAGCGTTCTGCACCAATGCAGAGCACGCCATCGACGTGTGTTGCTATCTGATCAGGATGCGGCGCCTGGTGACGCACTCGATCGCGTTCTCAACAACACCGGATGGCCTGGGGGCTGGCCTGGCGGCTGGCGACTACATAAAGGTCGCCATGGACCTGAGCTATTACGACCAGTTCTCGCATGGTGTAATTCTTGCCGATGGCACTGTTCTGTCAACAAGAAGCGATCTGCTGACACCAGGCACACATGAAGTCACGGCATGGGATGGTGCCAGTGACTTTGTGGAAAGCCTGACCGTCTCTGTTGATTCAGAAGGCAAGGCATCGCCGGCTGGAATTGTCTTTGCCAAGAAAACAGCTGTTACGGAAACTCGTACTTACAAGATCGAGAAGATCACGGTATCAGAAGAGGGAACAATTGAGATCGAAGCTGTTCACCACCCGACTGATGAAAACGGTCTGAGCGAAATTGCAAAAAACTGGACGACCTATCAAACTGATTCTAACTGGATCATCGAAGGCAACGAAAATGAGGCCGACGCTTGCACCTGTCCGCTGATCTCTGGTGTTTCTTCGCCTGGCAATGTTCTGACGGTTGGCGACGTTGTTTGCAAGTCGGGTACTGCAACCAAGATTGGTGTTCAATGGTACAGGAGTGGGGCTGTCATTGTTGGAGCAAATACCTCAACCTACACTTATTCCACGCTGGATGTTGGTGAAACGGTTTACGCCGATGTCGTGTATCAAACACAGCTTGGCGTTACTGGAACCTGTCGGGTCTACGCAGATGCCAGCGCTGCTGTAACCGGCGAGGTTGTGCTCCTGCTCCACATGGACGGAGACCACAACTCCGTTGCGTTTATTGATTCCAGCCCCTACGAACATTCAACCTTCTTCGGCATTCTGAATACGAGCCAGGGCGGCGTGTATAGCGGTTGCCGAATTGTTCGTAACATGAGCCGCTTTGGTGGTTCTTCTTCCACGTTCTACAGCAGCACTTTTGGCGGTCCATACCCAACGCCTACGTTTACCCATCCAACCGCTTTTGCCATTGGATACGCGGAAAGCTTCACGATGGAGTGCTGGATCTACGCTACTGCGGGTCTCGGCACCCTCTTTAGCTGTTTTGGTTTTACCGTAACTATTTCATCCGGTAGCCAGCCGCCAATCATTGTTCAGGCTGCATTCCCGAACAATAGCTGGTCGATCACCAGCGGAAATCTTGCACTGTCTCAATGGCGTCACATTGCCGTAGTGCGAAATGCCGGTGCTGTAACGCTGTATGTGGATGGCGTGAGTGCCGCTTCCGGCCTTGCTCCCTTCTCATCGACAAATACAACAGTAACTGTTGGCAAAATCAGCGGATTCATTGATGAAGTCAGACTGACGAAAGGAACTGCAGTTTATACAAGCTCTTTCACGCCACCAACCGCAAGCTTCCTGCCGGCAGCACCAGTCAGCTACCCGACGGAATCTGTTCTGTTCCTTATGCACTGCAATGGTGTTGAGGGTAGCACCGATCTTATCAATAACTCCGCCTACACGAATGACGATCAATTTGGTGGCGTTGTTGCTGGGGTCAACTACTTAACTGCAGCTCAAAGTGTATTTGGTGGATCTTCGCTTCGGATGAGCGGAACAGCGTCCATCATTTATTACTATCTCCCGAATATACTTACCAACGATTTTACCATTGATCTCTGGATTCGCCCAACAGTAAAAAACGGCTACATTTTCACCAAGTTTGGCTCTGGCCAATTCGATGGAGTTGGCGGAGCGCTGCGGTTTATGGGCAGGGACTGGGAAAACCCAGCAAATGGCGCCGTGGTGACAATCAATACGTGGAACCACATTGCAGTCACCAGGGAAGGACTAAATACATACACCTTCATTAATGGCATTCTTGCGAATACATATACTGATACAGCCGTGTATTCCTTGACGGACAATTTCAATACAAGCGGCATGTATATTGGCGGCCTTTCTTTCAACCAAGCAACATATAACGGATACATTGACGAATTTAGAGTAATGACCGGCAAGGCTGAATGGACAGCAAGCTTCACTCCGCCGACACAGCCATACTCAAATCCAACGAACTGAGGCCGGTAGACTGGCCCATACGCTGCCAGATCCATGCCCGTTGTTACGCCTGTCAAGTTTCATTGTTTCCCGGCTGACGCTTACAACGGTCTGCACAATCTCGGTTCCCATACGCTGAAGCTTGCGCTGACCAATACCGCTCCGGTTGTTTCTAATACCGTTCTGACGAACATTACGCAGATCGCTGCCGGCGGTGGCTATCCAACTAACGGCTTTACGCTCACTGTTGCAAGCTCCTCGCAGACCAGCGGTGTCTACAAGCTGATCATCAACGACTACACGTTTACTGCTACCGGCACTGTCGCTGATTTCAGATACGCAGTTTTGTATAACAGTACCAGTGCAACAAAACCGTTGATGTACTATCTGGATTATGGCGTAACTATTTCCGGTATGACTACCAACGAGCAAATCGTCTTCGACTTCGACGGCATCAATGGCGCTATCGGAGCATGATGATTCGTGGTGTATCAACTTCAGGTCGAGTCACTTGATCTTGACCTAGCGCAAAATCCAGTTGATCTGCGGTACGTCTCTTACAGGACTGCCGCTGATTTTGTGCCTACAACCAGAGAGTTTGTTCCACCTGCCTACTCCCGCAGCGAGGTTCGCACGCAGTCCGGGGCAACCTCGCGTCGGATCTGGGCCTCCAGGCCGGGTGGCGGCAGCCTGCGCCTGAGCTTCACCAATGTCACCGACACGCAGGCTGATGGCCTGTGCAGCCTGTGGGAGGTAGCCAAGGGGACTCGATACACCATTAACCTGCCAAACCGCTTCCTGGAGGGCCTGGATGCCTCTCTGCGGGCCTACCTGCAGCTCAACAGCCAGCAGTTGATGTGGAGCTTTGTCGAGCCCCCGGTGGTGACATCCGTGGCGCCTGGCGTGAGCAGCGTGACGCTGAACTTCAAGGCGCGTGGATACGGGAGCGTCACGGTTCCGCTGGCCAGCATTCCTGATCCGCCGATCGAGCTGCAAATCAATTCGCTTGCACTGACTGCAGCATTTCCGCAGGTTGGAATCAAACTCAAAGCTCCGATCTTTTATATTCCGTCTCTTGCAACTACGCCAACGGTCGGTGCTGCCATTCGATTCACGTATCGAATCACCGAGATCGACGACCTTGCACTCTCGTCGAGTGTTAGTGACGTGAACTTCTCGCGCCCATATTCGTTCATTATTGAATCGCTATCAACCGCCCCTACCTTTGGCACTGTCTTTGTTGATGATTCTCTCGTCCTTAAGCGGGTAATTGTCAACACGCTCGCTTTGTCCGAGTCCGCTGGTGAAATTGCGCTCAGGCGAACTTACGTTTTCTCGGTTGACACGCTGCAGGCAAGTGCAATCACGTCGCAGGCTGTTATTGTTTATATGGGTACCTTAGCAATAAATACTATTCAGCTTTCTACCCCTATTGCAAATGTTGGATTCACCTACAATCAGCAAGCCGCTTTTGATCCTCAGTTTAATTCAGTTTCGCTGCTTTTAAGCTTTGACGGCACCAATGGCTCTACGACATTTATTGACAGCAGTAGCAGCCCATCAACAGTAACAGCCTCTGGTAATGCAGCCATTACAACCACGGCACCCAAGTTTGGAACTGGCGCGTTGGCTCTTGATGGTGTAGGTGACTATCTAAGCGTTGCTTCAGGCAGTAAGTTCCAGTTTGGCACAGGTGATTTAACTGTAGAGTGCTGGGTTTATGTAGACACTGGCAACAGCAACGCTGGCTTATTTACCATGGGCGGTGTCACTACCGGCCTTGCTGTTTCTATTTTTAATGGCAATTGGTATCTGACTTTTGCTGGGCTGGGTGGAAACTCAATGGGATTGGTGACTGCAGGAGTATGGCAGCATCTTGCAGTGACTCGTGGCGGCACAAGTGCGCGAATGTTTATCAATGGCAACCAGCTAGGAGCAACACTGACTAATAGCACAAACCTGACAGATAACGCACCTAAAATAGGCTACTATTACACAACTGCTTATACTTTCAAGGGTAAGGTTGACGAATTCCGTATTACAAAAGGCGTGGCACGCTACACATCTAATTTCACGTCGCCAACGGCGGCATGGCCAGCACAGTAGTAATGAGATTTCAATCTAGGAATCAATTATGACCATCACCTTCCCCGCCCTTCGCCCAAGCTCCCGAGAGGCCACCCTGGCCCGCTACCCGGTCACCGAAGCCTCCTGGCGCGAGGACGCCGCCTGCTACACCAGGCCCTGGTCTGACAACGCGGTAGACACCAGGCTGCGCCTTGAGTTCAGGAACATCGCTGACACCTCGGCAGCGTCGATCCTGCAGTGCTGGTACGCCTCACTGAGTGGCGCTCTGCCGATCGCGCTCCCAGCCGCCCTGGCTGATGGGATTCTTGATGCCAACCTCGCCAACAAGATGCTAAGCCCATCGGGATTGAGCTGGCATTTTGCCGAAGCGCCATCCATCACCAGCGTCATTCCCGGCATCAGTACAGCACAGGTTAACCTTGTTGCAACCGCAGACAAGGTTGTTAATCAAGCAAGGCTGTCCAGCAACTACTTCGCTGTTTCGTCCGGCTCTTATACAATCTACCTGAACTACACCTCGTGGGAGGTGAGAGAATGCACAAATCGTTTTTGCTATGGGGCTCAACTCACAAGCGATCAGTGTGGTGGGGGCTCTACAAGTTTGGCAGGCGCTTCTGTTTCTACGGCTGTAATTAGCAATCCAAACGGAATTTACAAAGAGTTTGAGGTTGTCGTGCCTAAGATGCACGGGAAGATTTGCGGGACACCAGAATTCAGTGGTGGTGATTCTGCTGAAGACTTTACAACGCGGGTTTACGGAGTCAAGGAAGATCAAACACGTATTCTTGTTTTCTCGCAGCTTGGGCGTATTACAACAAACCAGTTCGGAAATCTGATAGTACAACAAACAACGGTTCGGCCGAGCAATGTGTCCATTGGCTTTAAGAAAGTAGGCACAAACCAGAAGATTGGCCCTTTCTTTAACTTTGAGTACGCTTATGGCTATAGGCCGGGTATGCCACTTGGCATGAGCAACCCAGATGCTTACATTCCCGCCCAGGAGCCAGAGATCAACTATTATTGGTTTGAGGCCATTTAGCCATGATCCCAACATCAGTTCACGCAGAACTTCGTTACAACGGAGTGAGGGTTGGCCGAGTTCGTAGCATTCAGTTCCAGACATCACGAGATGCACTGGAGACGACAACCCTTGAAAAATGGGACAAAACTTTTATTGCTGGACTTCGTGAGTCATCTGCGTCCGGCAGCTTGTTTTACGACCCGGATGACTCTGCTGCCGTAGCGTTGATTTCTGAAATTTACAATGATGGCACAGCCACGATTCCAATGGAAATGCTGTTTGATTCAGTCATCGGTAAGAGCGTTGCCGCTACAGTGGTGATCACAAACGTTTCGATGTCAGCATCATTCGGAGCTGCACAGGTTTGTGAGATTCAGTTCCGCATCTCTGGCAAACCTATCTCGACGCTCTGATGGCTTACCTCGGCTACAACGGAATTGTCACTCTTCAGCGAACACAGCCTGAGCCTATTGTTGTACCCGCTTCATCAGTAAACAAAACCAGTAATTTTGTCACTGTTGGCTATGATGACTGGCTTTTTGCTGAGCATGTTTATTTGATTCATGCAGCTGGATCCCTGAACGGATATATCCACAGGGATTCCCTCGATAGAATCTACTTTCACGAAAACATTGATGGAGCGCTTTCAAATAGCTCGGCCACTCTCATTCCCCTGTCGACTGTCAATGTCACAAAGCCTGTTGTTCTTGTTTGCAATAGCAACTCAACTCAGCGCACAACCCTCAGCACTTTTGTCACATCACTGTCAACCATCTCAAGCGAAACTCGATTGCGTGCATGGCCATCAACAAGTAATTCGTTCAAGTCGCAGGCAACCGAAAACCCTTTCAAAATCCAGGGTGAGCTGAGGCGCTGGCAGCTCGCCAGGACTGCATCAGAGATTGACACCGGGGTTATTGGAGAGAGGTTTGGCAGCTATGTGAAGGCCACTGTTACCGGATCTGGAACAATGGACTTCATTGTTAATCTCTACAGTTCGGCAAACAAGAACGACGTTGACCCAATGCTGCGCCTTGTTCAGCTTACTGAACAGGGATCCACGGGCAATGCAAGGTTTTACCTGAAACAAGCAACTGTAGAAGTTGATGATGCTGACAGTAGCCCCGTCACCTCTTCTTTGTTTTTTCAGTCGTCAATACTGATCACAACCTGTGCAGTTGACGTAGACAACAGCGACATCGTGACAGGTTCCGCTAGCTTTGTGACAACCGGGCCGATTCGGCTGCTTTCTTCCTGATTCCATGAAGGACTATCTTCAGCGTTTTGATCCGAAAAATCCACTGCATGTTGCCTGGTTCAACGCTGTCATCGATCGACTGAACAAGGTTGATCCGGGCGCACTGAAAGATGGATCGTCGCTCGATGATCTGTGGCGTTCTGCGACGGAGACAAAAGCACCTGTCAAGGTCTCGGTGAGCGAGTGGAAGACGCTGATCAACGCCATCAACATCAGCCAGCCCGACGCAGTGACCTGTCAGAGCGCCTGCATCGGCATGGCAGTCGGTGATCGCAGTGTGGAGGGCATCCGGCGCAAGCTGCTGGCCACGGGGCTCTCAGCGGGCTCTCCGACAGCAATGGCCAGGGTGATTCAATCGTACAAGGTGAAATACAAGTACGAAGGTGATGCTTCCCTGAATGAAGTTTTTGGATGGCTAAAAGCCGGTGAATTTCTTATCACCCATGGTTGGTTCACACCCAGTGGACATGTGATCTGCCTTGACGGATTGAAGTCTGGCCCGCAGGCGAGAAATCAGATCAACGTGAAAGATCCGTGGAGCGAGTTCAATGCTCTGAAATGGAGATATGACAGCAGCGCAAAGTTTTATGATGGCTTCTACAGCGAGCTTTGCATCTACGCCGCTTGCGTTGCTGGCTCAAGCTGCTATGACGCCGAACGAGTTTACAACAAAGGATATGTTGATCGCAGCCAAGATGGCATGTGGGTTCACCGAATCATGCCCTAAACAAACTGGCTGACAACAATCCTGATCCTGTTCATCGCTTTGTTGATTCTGTCCCTGATCGCCTGAGGCGAAAGATTAAACTCTGCCGATAGTTGCTTGATTGTATGGGGTTCACAGTTAACTCCATATCTTTTTTTGATCATGCTTCCGTCTACTGGATCAAGGGCATTGATTGCCAGCATCAATAAGTCCATTTTCATTTTATTGTTTTCATTGTCCTCTATCTCGCTTTCGTCATCACAGTTCATGATGTCCAGCAATGGACTCTTGTCACCATCTAGCAGCGAGATGTCAAGGGAGAACGTATAAACCTGATGCGCAATTGCGTACTCAATCTTTTTGGGGTCTGGCTCGTTGATAGCAAGTGCAACTTCTTTTACAGTTGGCTGCCTACCGTTTTTGGATAAAAGCTTTGATCTGGCGTCTGCCGCTTGCTTGGCGATTCGTTGCAGGTGAGCTGGAACTCTGATTTCTGCTTCTTGATTTTCTCCCGCCCTTGTTATTCCCTGTCTTATCCACCAGTAAGCGTATGTACTAAACTTGTATCCGCGCTCTGGGTCAAACTTCTCGACGGCACGCATCAACCCAATGCTGCCCTCCTGCAAAATATCTTCCATTTTCATGTGAGCCTGTGGTCTAAATTTCTTGGCCACATTGACAACAAGCCTCAGGTTTGCAGAAACCATACGATTCTTGGCCCTGCGGCCAACTCGTACATGCTTTCTCTCCTCCTCTGTTAATTCAGATTCCTGCTTGTCTGCAAGAATCTTCATCATCCGTTGGACCTGTGTTCCGAGGATGATCTCCTCCTGCGCCGTGAGCAGTGGGACTTTGCCCACGGCATTGAGGTAGTCACTGAGGCTCATGGCTGTGTTTGTTCGTTCGCGGCTAGTTGTAACACTCGATGCGACTGCTGTCGTTAAATCCGAGCCGGAACAACCCGCTCAGGCTGCCCTTGATATTTCCCGAAACGATTTTGGTAACTGGTCGAACACTCCTCGCCTTCAAAGAACAGGATCTGACAGATGCCCTCATTTGCATAAAGGCGGCAATCTGCACCACTTGAATTACTGAATTCCAGTGTCAGATGCCCCTCCCATTCGCTTTCCGCTGGAGTTGCGTTGACAATAATGCCCATTCTTGCATAAGTGCTCTTACCAAGACAGATGCAAGTAATGTTCCTTGGGACACGAAGACGCTCAAGTGCAACACCCAAGCCGTATGAATGCGCTGGAAGGATGAAAAACAAACCATCTTCATCTTCCTGTAGTTCAACGGACTCAAGATTTGCTGCTGGATTAAACCGCTTGGGATTCATGACAGTTCCTGGAACGTGCTTGAAAATCAGGAACTCCTTTGGTGAAAGCCGTAGGTCATAGCCATAGCTACTTGTTCCGTAACTCAACACCTTTTCTGTAAAATACTGTGACTGCTCGTCAGTCCAGACAAGTTCACGAACAAGCGAACCAGTAAACGGCTCGATCATTCCATTTGAAGCCTGGTGACGGATCCAGTTGTCGTTCTTGAGCATTGGTAGTGTTTAGGTAAGTTTGATGGTCAGTGGTGACTGGCAAATTTCAACCGGAATACCATATAGTGTTGTTATGCTAGAGCTAAGCGGCTCTACAATACCCAATTCATCTATGAGAATTTTATTTTCTCTGATTAGAATGCAGACAAACTCCTCAGAAATTGTCCATTTGCCAGGTTGTATGCCAAGGAGTGCAAACCAATAAAGCCATTCGCGGCACTCATCAACTATAAATTTGGCATCACTGTTTAAGGAAAGCATTTCAATTCCTCAGCTAGTGTGAAGTGAAAAGTGATCAGAATCTTCATCATTAACTCTTACAGGAAGGTCGGCAATCTTAAAAGAACTTGGATCAAGCCTTTCAACAAGACCCGACGCAAACAACTCTTTCAGTCTTTCAATTCCTATCTCCCAGTGATCCGGTTTTCTACCGGTGATCTTGGCTTCATGCAACTGGTCTAACACAAGCTGCGCTACAGGAAGTCGGCGTGTCATTCAATTAAAAGCAGAGAGCTGGCGGCGATTGCCATCACCAGTCTCGCTGGCAATTTTCTTTCTTGACAGGTGAATTTTTGGAATGATCCACGTTGCTCTATTGATCTTGCAGATGTAGTGCGGAAAGGGACTTGCGACATCGGCTTTATCAACGATGGTCAGCGTGTCATCGCCAAACCACCTTGCGTAAACCTCGTCACCAGGAACAAAGGGTCGTTTCATGGATTTCTTGATTGGTTTTCGAGCAGCCACTTGCTTGTTACTTGTGGGTGCATTGAAACCTGACACACGACGGAACGTTGACAGTAAATCTGTGACAGTTCGATCGCTGTCCACCTGTTTTTGGGCTGTCCGAGGTAGCCGGGGGTGGATCACTCGTCACCAAGGCCACCGGATCGACGCCCAGGCGCCCCAGGAAGGTGCCTCAATCCGGTTTCAGGTGAGGTGATACCCGAGGTGCTAGCGAAGGGGCCTTGACGGGGGCGCTGCAGATGTGTATGCTTTTTGAGTCCACTCACATCGAATCAGCACATGGCACGCATCTGTGTCTCACTTCCAGACGAACTGATTAACGAGTTGAAGTTGAAGAAGCCGAAGTACCTCGGACTCTCAACTCATATCCGTGGCCTGATCTACAAGGCACTTGAAATTGAGGAACAAGAAAAGAACGCTGCTCAAGTCTTTGCAGACCTTGCCAATGGTGGAAAATGAGCGACTTGCGTTTTACATCGACTCCTGCTGGTAAAAACTTTACCATCATTCTTAATGAGGCTATACGAGATAGCAGGATTAGCTGGCGTGCAAAGGGTATTCTCGCTGGATGTCTTTCACACGCTGAGAACTTTGTTTTCACAAGGGACTGGATTATCTCTCATGGGACCGAGGGGAGAGATGCCATAAAAGTTGCGCTGCGCGAGCTTAGGGAATATGGCTACCTGCAGAACGTGAAAACCAGGAATGCGGATGGTCGTGTTACTGGTGAAATTTACAAGTTCACCGACCAGGCAGTTCCGCCAGAACCGGTCGAGCAGCCGTCGCCAGCGGTGGCCGATGACCGGTGGACTGAAAATCAGTCCACCGGCCTACCGGCGGACGGAAAACCAGCGGACGGATTTTCAGTCCACCAGAGAAAACCAATAGAAAGAAAACCAATAAACCAAGAAAACCCCCATAGCCCCCAACCGCCGACCCCTCGACGCTCAGCGGCCAGCCCTCGATCGCTGGAGCTGCCCGACTGGCTGGAGCCCTACCGGGAGCACCTGGAGCAGTGGCAGGCCAACCGCCGCAAGGCACATCCTCGCGTTGCACCAGGACTTACAAAATCCACGCTGAATGGCTTGTTGTATGCAAAGCAGCTTGGAGTCCTTGCAGAATACTGTGAGTACGCTTCCGAGAGAAACTGGCAGTCACTTGGCTTTATAGGATACAAGGACGTTATTTGCAAGATCACGAAGGAATGCGGTAAGCAAGTTCCTGCAAATCCAACTACAAACAAAGTCAACTACACACTTTCATGAAGAAGATCGAGAAGGCTGAATCCCTGATCCCTTTCATGCGGTCATGGGATACAACTGAAATGGAAGAAGCATTTGTTGCTTTTTGTGTTGATGCGATTGAGTCTGGTGACTACAGATCCAGCAAGATGTACGAAGTTGTCTCCTCTGTTAATGATTCTTGGTTTAGCGATAGAAAGATGCGTGCCGCGTATATTGCAATTAGCAAGGCAATGTTAGAGGTTGGCAAAGATGGATTTATTATGCCCGGATCCATTGCATTGAGATTGAATGCAATGATTATGAGCGGAATACTCAAGTCTGAAGAAAGTGGCGAACAGATCGTGGAAAACGCAAGATCAGCAAGTCCGTTATTTGCTGGTGTATATTCTTTCTCTGTTCTCTCTGATTCTGTTATTCCGCTTTGGCGTCTCAAGCTTGCAAGGCGCTACCTTCGCAATTCGGCTGAACTTCTTGTTGACGCACTTGATGAAAGCCCAAGCCATGAGCTACTTGCAGAAAAGATTCCGTCTCTGATTGAAAGACAGCAAACTATATGGAATTCACTATCAGAAGATGAACAGGGAGATAAGGGATGGGATAGCACAATTACAGAGTTGCTTCAACCACTGCCAGAGAACAATACTGTCAGCACTGGTATTACAATTCTTGATAATACTATTCAAGGTGGTATTGCCGGACCCGATTCAGCTTACGGTGGTCGATTGATTGTAATTGCTGCACGGCCAGCAATGGGCAAGACAACGGCTGCCGTAACACTTGCAACACACCTGGCTAATACTGGCAACAACGTTGCTTTTTTCAGTCTTGAAATGCCAAGGCGTCAGATCGAATATAAGGCAGTTTCCTGTCTTGATTTCTTGCGAATGAAAGAAGCTGGTAGAATTGTTGATCCAATCAGGATGGGCAATTTACAGAATCGTAGTTACAGCCCAGCACAAAGGCAGAGAATCAAAGAGCTTAATACTTCTTCCTTTGTTAAGGCTTTTGATGTTTTTGATAAAAGCCAGGATGTTGCTTCCGTTGCTGCAACTGTGAGAATGCTTGCAAGAACGCGCCCCAACCTTCGTGGTATTTTCATTGACTATTTGCAGTTGATAGATGGATGCACTGGAACAGCAAATGACGCAACTGCAATTGGTGTTGCCACAAAAACATTGAAGCGTCTTGCTGTTGAACTTGGAATTGATATTATCTTAATGAGTCAGGTCAATCGTGGTGTTGAGCAGCGAAACGACAAGATGCCAACGTTGTCAGACCTACGTGCATCTGGTCGGATTGAGGAAGATGCAGATATTGTGATGTTTCTGTTTCGTCCTGGTTATTACGACACTGAGGCCGATCCCTACGAGCTTGCGATTTCGGTTGCCAAAAATCGAGGTGGCATCACTGGAACACTTCAATGCAAGATTGATCTTGCGTCATCTGTTGTATTTGATCGCCTCTGATGTCGGATCAACACCCAACACCAAACTGGACTCAGATATTCCTTCGTCGCCCAGACCTTGAGCCACCTGGCTACAAAGAAACTCTTGCTGAAATTGCAGAGCGCAGGGGGGAGTACGAAGCGGATCGACTCAGGGCTCTGATGCAGGAAATCAACAAGGAAAAAGTCAGCTACCGCAACAAGTCTCGGAACAGCAGAAAGTCTAGTTCTGCCAAAGGATCTTGACCTGATCTTCGGCGTCAATCAGTGCCGGAGCTACCTGCGGCAGGCAGCTAGGGGCATTGAGCAGGATGATGTTGCGAATCTCGGCAATATCGGCAAGCAGGGCATGAATCACGTCTGGCATTTTTCCGTTGAAACCTGATTCAGCTTCTGCCCCGATTGCTTTGTTCATTGCCGAAAAGTGCTGAGAATTCTTTACTACCGGCGCCCGCCGGACTCTCAGGGTAGCGGCTTGGCCTGGCGCCCGCAACTACCAGTCCGGTTCGTCATCGTTATCTGGTTCGCTGTTAAGCATCTGGTCAATTGTTTTCACGTCAACTGCTTGCCAGTCGATCGGCGGCATTGGCAATCTGCGTTTATGTGATGTGAGGTTTGTATCTGTGCTGATACCGTTTGTCTTGCAGTATTGCTCGTACCATGTATTGATCATGGCGTTTGTTACGAATCCTTCCATCAATCTTGCGACGTTTTTTGGATCTTCTTTTTTCTCGAAAAGCAGGTTTGCCGTCAGTCTTAGAAGCCTATTAAGATTGGTGCTTGCGATGGTTGCCATGCTTGACGGTCGGTGTTCGGCCATGCTAGAACAGATGACGTACGCCACTTGGGCAACCACCCAATGACTGAAGAGACCACCAACGAGCAGTGCGGCCTTTCGCCGCTTCCTTCCACTACGACGGAAGTTCTTGCAACGGACTCGACTCGGAGCCTGTTTGAAGAAGTTCTGGACGAGGTGAACACTGGCAGCCGCGATGCAGCAAAAGCTGTTATCAAGGAGCGTGTTCTTGAGATCAAGCGACTGGAAAAGTTGCTGGCCAAGGCAAAAGCAGACCTGCAAAAACTGCTGGAAAAGGATCCGAACGAGATTGCTCTGTTCTGATAACTGATTCAACTAGCCCGGCTTTCCGGGCTTTTATTTTTCTCTAGTGAAAAACCATGGCAGACTACTATGACAAAAAGCTTTACGCAAATGGAGAAAAGTTTATATTGGACGACGGTTGCATGGTGTTTAGTGGCAATTTTATGATTGTTTCAAGCACTATCAGCGTCGAAACTCCTTATCAAGATTTTTCTATTCCCGGTGGCTATCGTAGATATTTCTGTGAACGAGAGGTTACAGAACTAGAGCTGCACTTGCGTATTTTTGATCCAGTAATTGACAGGTACGCAGATTCTTCTTCACCAGGGCGTAAATCTCAAATCGAATCACTCTTGCTGGGAGGCATTGACACCTCAAACCAAGCTCTAATGAAAAAAATCTACGAAAACATGGAGAGCCGAGATGCCTGAGTTTTCTGAAGACACCCTTTTTGGAAGGGATCCGCATCGCGGAATGCTTGTGGCAGATTGCGGCGATGTCGCAGTTTTGCTTGGTGAGCGTGTTCACTGGCTTGAGCAATTTCATGGGTTGAAAACAAAATTCCAAGTTCCAGCTCATGCAGCTTTTGGCACTCTTATCAAGAATTACAGAGTCAAGCATGTTCAGGTTGAGCCTGGCAAAGCGGTTATCACACTGACTGGTGACACCCGCTATGCAACAGTCGATGACTTCAGGCGAATGCTGCGAATTCCGACCGGTGTTGGCACCGAGCAGCTACTGAAAGCCTTGCACCGGGAAATGGAAGAGAGGGATGTTTGACAGCCGCGCCCACTCCTGCTACCATAAAAACTGGCTGACACCTAACGAGCCACCAATGACCACCGAACCAATGACCGAACAAACCCATGCAACCGACACCGGCTGCGCCGTTTATTACAAGCTCATGCAGGCGCGTGTTGCGCTGCAGGGCAAAAAGCTTTCCAAGTCTGGACACAACAAGTTTGCCGGCTACCACTACTTTGAGCTTGGTGACTTTCTCCCCTCCGTCCAGGAAATTTTTCTGAATCTTGGGCTTTGCGGTTACATTGCATTTACGCCTGATTACGCAACTCTTACCATTGTTGATACCGAGGGTGGTGGGATTCTGGAAATCACATCCCCTATGGCAACTGCAAGCCTGAAGGGAGCGCACGACATTCAGAATCTTGGCGCCGTGCAAACGTACCTGCGCCGCTACCTGTGGGTGACGGCAATGGAGATCGTCGAGCACGATGCCCTGGACGCCATCATGGGCAGCGAAGGCCAGGCCAAGGGCCGGCAGCCCCGCAATGCCAAGCAGGCCCCCGCGCAGGCCGCTCCGGTCAAGCAGCAGCCCGCCCAGCAGGCTTCCGAGCCAGCCACCCAGGAGCAGCCCACTGTCAGCGACGATGACACCAATTCGTTCGTCAGTGAAATGTATGAAGCGATGTCTGCAGCTGGTCTGAATTCGATCGGCATTAAGACATTGCTTGCCGTTGTCAAGGTTGCTGAAATTGCCGAGATCCCCGAAAAGCTTCGTGCAAAGGTGCTAAAGATGATGACGCCTGACTATGCCAAGCTCCTGAACGTCGGCAAGAACAGCAAGGGTGAGCAAGTTATTGATCTTCCGGATGAAGACAATGATGCGCCTTCGCTTGACGAGCTTGAGAAGGAAGCTGACGAGCTGTTCTGATGTCGCACCCAGATGATGGCATCTATAGAAAGGATGGCATCGGCTACATTGCGGTAAGTAATGTTCTTGGCAGGACTCTGCCATTGTTCAATCCATCAAAGGTCAGCAGCCTTGAATGGTGGCAAAACAATGAACCAGATGCTGTTGAGATTCTTGAACGTGGTCAACAGCGTGGAACCTTTATTCACGCTGAGGTCGAGCTTGCTCTTACTGGCGCAAATCGAGTCCACGTAAAGGACAGGCCATCCTACGAAGAGATGATGTCGTATAACATCCATGGTTATATGACATATCTTCAGCCGCTGCTGCTGGAGATGAAGAAGCAAAATCCTTGTTCATCTCTTTGCAGTGCTGACGAGCTTGCTGTTGGCGGGGATTGCATGGAAACAGGATCCCAGCAATGCAGCAACCTTGACAACATGCTGCTAATCGAAAAGCCAATCTTCTGTCCTCATGGTTGGGCCGGAACACCGGATGTAAGACTTTGGTGGGATAGTCATTACACCATTTGGGACTGGAAGTCTGTACGCTCTCATAAAGAGGAGGGAGTACAGAAAAAAGAAAAGTCAATGCGTTACTACGCTGAGGCTTTTGTCCAGATTGGCGCTTATGCCCTGGCTCACAACATTCTTGCAAAGCAGAATCCTTTTATGACTCCCATTACTCAGGGGGTCATCTGCATCTGCTACGATTGGAGAGAGCCGCATGTTCATGTCCTGAACAGGGCTGAACTCAAAAAGGCAGCCAATGCCTTTGTCCAACGCTACAAGGTCTTCCAATATCTTGTAGAATCCAGGTTCCCTATTAAACTCTGATGCTCACGGTCACTGGTTACGTCAGCGGCGATCCCGTCGCAAAAGAGGGCGATTACGGTCGTTACACCGAAATTTCCCTTCGTTGGAAAACTTCCAATGGCAAACAGACTCATTACGCCAATGCGAAGGTCTACGGCAAAAAGATTGATGTAGTGTGCAACTACATTCATGATGGAGATCAGGTCACAATCTCTGGTGCCGTTAGCGCAATCATGAGTAAGCAGCGCAAGGACGGAACCGACTACTGCCAAATCTACATGGATTGTGCAGAGTTCTCGATTCCTGCCAAGCCTTCCGCTGGTGGTGGTACTTCATCTCCTGGCAGCCGTAGATCCAGCCAATCCGAGGAAGAGGAAGTTCCCTTTTGATTAACCGGGCATGACTGTTCCTCCCTTTGCATTGAATACCACTGCTCGGGCCGTGCGGTGCGCTGTTGCAATTCAATGCAAGCTTGGGGTCTGTTAGCGGAGCATTGTGGTTCCAGGTCAGCATGTGGACCCTTCAGGCAATGCTAAGGTTCTAGTCTGTAAGCCCCGGCCCCCTTTCACAAACCATGGTTCAACTGATTGGTCTCTATTCGCCTGTTCCGCAATCCGGTAAATCAGAGACCGCAAAAATTCTTTGTGAGCACGGCTATATTATTCATCCATTCGCAAAGCCGCTGAAAGAGGTTTGCGTCAAGTTTGTCTGTGCCGTTACAGGAATGAACGAGTCGTCGGCTAAGCAATACTTCTATACAAGGAAAAATGTTCAAATTCCTGGCATGGCCAAAGGCGTTACAGGAAGAGGTATTATGCAAAAGATGGGAACAGATTTTGCGAGAAACATGATTGATAGAGATATTTGGCTGAAGGCATGGAAGCGTGAGTACACTGAATTTGGTAAGACATTTTGCGTGATTGTCGATGATGTAAGGATCGCAAATGAGGCTGAGCTAATTCGATCAATTGGTGGTCAGCTTTGGCGAGTCACAAGAAAATCAGCAAAGAAAACGGCAGATTGTGATCATGAAAGCGAAGGCGGTCTTGAAGATGTCATGTTTGATGTCGAGATCGCAAATGACGGAAGCCTTGAGGATCTTCGCGCAACTATTCTTGCTGTTGTAAAATCGTTTAATGATAAGTAAGGACGACCCGTTTTACGGTGCAATGCTTGTAGAAAGCGCAAGGTTGCACCTTGGAACTGTCATGGCTGGCCAGGCTTCAGAGATTTTTTTCTCTGACATGCTGCGCATTGCAGAGGCCGAGGTTCACCTTGGATACAAGACGCTAAAGAACAAACCAGCCAAACTACGCGGCATTAAAGATTTTATACACAATGTTCATTACGGTCTTGGCGTCAAGGATCTTAGCACTTTTCTTTGTGCAGTTTCACAAGCAGCATACAAGGAAAACAATAGCAATCGGTATGGCTATCAATTTATTGATTGGCTAAGGACGCAAGATCCTTGCTTTGAGTTCCCGGAAGAATTATTTCAATACAGACGACTTGCCAAGTCAATCGCAAAAAAAAGAAACATCAATAGCCGCAAAAAAATGTGGCTATTTGGTGTTGCAAGGTTTATTTATCAGAATCATCCAGAGCTGCTGCAGCAAATTGGTGCTGGCAGAAAGTATGCAAATATAGAGCAATGCTACTTTGAGGAAGGGTTTGCAGAAAAGAAGCGAGTCCTGAAACCAATTAAGATATTTCGCAATCCAACCAACCATCAAGTACATGAGATGGCGGATATTTTATTTGAAAGACTGGGGAAAGGCAAGACGAGGGTGCTAATCTATAGATTGCTTGAATGCTGCAAGAATGCGTCCCTTGATACCGGGCGGGATGGGGCCGGAGTATCTGATCTGGATCCTGAATCAGCCGGGGCCGAATGGGACGACGAGCTGGGAGACCTTGCGCCTTGGGCTTCCACTGCAGCCGAAGGAGAGGCCCAGGCAGGGTCGTGGGAGGAGCTTCACCTCTCCTCGCTACCGCCAGTGGCTGAGTGACGCCAGGGAGTCTCTGGCGGACCAGTGGGGAGGCAGGGAGCCCCTGGAACACGCCTTGTTCTCGATCGAGTTCCACGGACATGCAAGATCAGACGTTGACAACCTGGAAGGTGCTGTGCTTGACGCTGCCGTGAAAGCTGGCGTGATGCGCGATGACCGTTGCTCGCGCCTGCCCCTGCACATCAGCTACTGGCAGCCGTCTCCAGAGCCTGTGACATTCCTTTATCTGCGTCCCTGGTGGCCACCACAGAAATAGTCCGTTCGGATGCTTGCACGTTCCCGATCGTGGTGCTACCATTGGCTGGTCGATACGCGAACCGCAAGGTGCCACGACGTAGAACCGAGACCTCGCCCAGCGAGTCTCAAGTCCAAGTCCCATCCCAAACCGAAACCGAAACCGTGACTCAAGCTCCCGCCGCCCCCGAAACCAAGGAAACCAAGAACATCATCGTCAAGGGCGAGCAACTTCAAGGCAAGGCACTGCTCGAAAAGAGCGCTTCCATGGCCGGCAAGCCCATTGACGAGGTTGCCAAGGAATGTGGTTACTGGCGCGAAACCACCAATCGTGAAACTGGTGAAAGCCGCACCGTCACCCTGACCAGTGACTTCATGGCTGCCATGCTCAAGGCTCAGTCGGGCGTTGAGTTTGCGCCCCCGACCCGCGCCTACTCCCGTCGCACCAACCGCGCTCCCGTGGTGACTGTTGGCGGCAACGGCAACATTGTGGTCGGCAACCGCTACAGCTCTGTTGCTGCCTTTGCCCCTGGCAGCAAGGTGCGTGTCGATGCTGTTGAAGGCAAGATCACCATCATCGCTTACGTCCCCGCCGAAGGTGAAGAGGACGCCGAGCAGGACGACCTGGATCTTTGATCCATCATCACAACTTCAACCGCCCCGGTAAAACGGGGCTTTTCTTTTATCTACGATGTCACGTCTTATTCAGCAAGCGATTGATTGGCGCATTGCATTTGGTCATCCGGTATCCGAATCTCGTGAACAAATCCCGAATTGCCCAAAGGTTGAATTTCAACTTTCATTGATTGACGAGGAGTTTGGCGAGTTACATGGTGCTGCCTGGGATCTAATTGAAACAATCGTTCAGCATACTGATTACGACAATGCAACGGTTGAGGAGATCAAGAAAGCAAGGCAAGAGCTATTGAAGGAGATGGCAGATAGTGTTTTTGTCATTTACCAGCTTGCTGCCTATCTTGGCATGAATCTTGACGAAGCGATGGATCGAGTGTTCACGTCAAATATGAGCAAGCTTGACGAAAATGGGAAGCCGATCTATAACGAGAAGGGCAAGGTCATGAAAGGCCCAAATTATCAGCCACCCGATCTGTCTGACATTGCTTGATAGACTTACCTGCGTCGCATGTTAGGAAATGACACTTAAGATTCCTGGTTGGGGAATTTGCAGGGTCCTTGACACGCGCACAAAAGATGGTATAAAGCAGGGGCTTCTCGATCTTCCCAATCAGGAAGCTCCCTTCTGGGTTGACCTGAAGGAGATTGCGCGCTACAAAGGGAGAGTCATTTATTCCGATAACACGGAGGAGGATTGATTGAATCTGTCACCGACGCGAGGCGACACCACTGATAGCAGGCAGTGGGAGGGAGTGATTAGGAACACGAAACCAGGGACAAAGCTATTTCCTGTTCGCGTTGTTTTCACGAGTGGCGAGCGCCCAATGTACGAAACAATCAGAGCAGCATCAAGGGCAGAGGCTAAACGCTTTGCGATCAAGCGTTATCCAAACGCAGATCCCGATCGAACTCATGTTATTGAGGGCGAACAGGCTATTGCACTTGGATTGAAATAATAACAATGCCACTGTCTCGCTGGAGCCAGGAAGAGGTGGATCACCTGGAAAAGATTCTGGGTGATGTTCCCTTTCAGCTTATTTGTCATAACTACAATTCGTGGGCCGGCAAAAATGGGTTTCCCCTGAGAAGTCGCGGCTCACTTCAAGACAAGATCAGCAGGCTTGGTCTTAGTCGCATTGCAGTTGGCCAATGGATTAGGTCAACAGATGTCAGAAGACTTTTAGATATTTCAAAGCAAACTCTGATCAAGTGGTCGGATGCTGGGCTTCTGCCGGTTGTCAGGGTTGGTGATACAAGAAATCACTGGTACTACGTTAAGCGAAGGATATAGTCAAGTTTGCCAGGGAGCATCCAGAAATGATTGCTGGCAGGAAGCACCAGGATCTTGTCATCTTGCTTGAAGACGAGGAGCTTGCCGCTTTTATTGCGAATAATTACACAAATAGAAAACCGAAAAAGCGCAGGGTCCGATGCGTTGAGGGTGGTCTGATCTATGAATCCGTTGCAGCCGCTGCCCGCAGGCACTACGTCTCCAGGCGTCGGATCCATGAGGCCATGAAGACTGGTGAGCGAGCTGGTGGCTCCCACTGGCAGGGATGCTCGTGATCCTTGTCAATGGGTTGCTTGCACGCAGGATTGATGGTATGATTCTGGGGAAGGCGAGGGTTGCAGCCCTAGCCGCCGCCAACTGGTAAAAAACACTACAGCATTACAAATCGCATGACTCAAGTTTCTCCGACTGTTGAGCACAATCTGCACATGCTGCAGATTCATCCCAACTGGTACGACCATCTTCCCAAGGTCGAAGCTGCCATGGCTGAGGAAGATCGCATCAGCACCGCTCGCTATGACGCAGGCTGGGATGGCGATGAAGGCGGCTCTTATTCGCCTGATGGCATCCATGAGAATGACTGGGAAGAAATGGGTCGCCCCTTCCCCGAAAACGAAATCGAGTACGTGGCTTGGTTTTTTGCCAATAATTCATCCGACTGCAATCCCTATCCCAAGCGTCAGGCTCGACTGGAGCAAAAGCGTCGGGTCGATGAATACATCGCACAGCGCAGGGCTGAGCGTGAGGCAGCCAAGTGAAAAAAGATCAGCCCGGCCCGTTCAAACAGGCATTGCTTGAGGATAGGCTGGGCAATGCGCTTGGCCTGGCGATCTATATGCTTCGGCATCCGAACAATATCAATGATGCCTCAATGGCACGCGTTGAAGCGCAATTTACGGAATGGCTGAATAGTGTTGTAGATCGAATGCTAGGCTATGGCTTTCAACCTGATCCTGACATCAACGATGAACCCAATCCACAAGAACCCGATTGATTGCGCCCTGCGCCGTGCAATGTTTGATGGCGCCGTAGTGGAAGATCATCCTACTTACGCCGAAGCACGAAAGCGTTATTGGCGTCAGCAAGAGGCAATTTCCATCATGCTTGGAATGCCTTGGGAGCAAGCAAAAACACTCGGACTCTGAGAACATGCAGGTTTCTTTTGTTCACTGCACACCAAATGCAGAGCGCTTGATTGTTGACATGGCTCGTGTCAGCAATCCATCCAATCAGGGAAATTACGATACAGCCCCTAGGCTGCTGCGCTACCTGATTGCTCATAAGCACTGGAGTCCATTTGAAATGGCAAGCCTGTGCGTCAAGATCGAAACAGAGCGCGATATTGCTGCGCAAATCCTCCGACACCGTTCATTTTCGTTTCAGGAGTTTTCAACACGTTATGCAGTAACTCAGCAGGCTTCTTCATTGAGCTTGCGTCGTCAAGATTTGAAGAATCGTCAAAATAGTATTGACGATATTCCAATCGAGCTTCATGAGCTTTTCTCGGATGCAATAGGGGGTTTATTTACTGAATCCTACAGGTTGTACGAGGGAATGCTGGAAGCTGGTATTGCAAAAGAATGTGCTCGCCGCATTCTTCCGCTGGCTACTCCAACAACGCTGTATATGCACGGTACGCTCAGGAGCTGGATTCATTACATTCAACTCAGGACCGATCCAGGCACACAGCTTGAGCACAGGGAAATCGCCAAAGAATGCAGGGATATTTTCCGTGATACATTCCCTGAGATTGGCGAAGCAGCTTTTACTACCGAAACATGATTAAAACCATTAGCAACCTTCTGAAGCCCAATCAAGGTCCAAACCTTTACATTCCATACGCAATGGCAGAACAAAACAGCAATGTCGTCTTCATTGAAGAAAAGTTCAGGCCGGCAGCCTCTCAGGTAATCAGGAACTGCCATAGTTGCGGCCACTGCATTCGTGAGAGCTTTGACGATCCACGCACATATAAGTGTATGTTGACTGGCCGTTATTGCGTTATTCAGCGCAGTTTCCCCAAGTATCCGTGCGATGCCAATTTGAGTGGCTGGGTTCCACGTCCCGCATTTACAAGGCTCCGCAGGTTCTTTGGTCGAATTGCACACAACCTTGGATTCTGATGGAAAACCAATCACAACACCGTACCACGTCTAAGCAACGCAACCCCGCAGCTATTGGCTGGGCCGACATCATCCGTGAGGAGGTGGAGCGCCATGGCTGACCTCTCCCCCGCAGCGCAGGCAGTCATGGCTGCGTTCACGAGCAATGAGGTGATCCAGAGGGACCGCGTATGTCGTGAGCGCATCGCTGCCGCCCTCCACGCCGCTGCGGATCAGGTGGTGCCGGCAAATGGATCACGCCGGAACAATGAAATCCGCGCTGACCTCCTCGCCATCGCCGCCGAGCTGAAGCAGGCCGATGGCTGACCCCACCCTTCTCCACAATCACCAACAACACACTAACCAAATGACTGAAACCATCACCATCAACGGCGTTGACTACGTTCGCGCCGATTCCGTTCCCGCTCTGCAGCCCAACGGCAACCGTGCTGTTGTGGTTGTTGATCGCGGCTGGATCTTTGCGGGTGACGTCACTCGTGAAAATGGTCGTATTCGCCTATCTCGCGCTGTTTGGGTATTCCGCTGGGAATCCTGCGGCTTCGCGAAGGTAATCGAAGACCCCAGTAATGCAGACATCCGCCCGATGTCTGATGTTGAAATTCCTGCTGGCGCCGAAATTTTCTCTGTGCCCGTGGGTGATGGCTGGGGGCTGGACTGATGTTTGGGCCAATCGGCGACGGCCACGGCTACGGCTCCGGCAACGGCCACGGCTACGGCTACGGCTCCGGCTCCGGCTACGGCAGCGGCTCCGGCTACGGCGACGGCTACAGCTACGGCAACGGCAACGGCAACGGCTACGGCTCCGGCTACGGCAACGGCCACGGCTACGGCTACGGCAACGGCAACGGCTACGGCTACGGCTACGGCACTTGCAGCCCTTATCGCGGCAGGAGGGTGGCATGACATCCGCCTCCACCCTGCTCCGCCGCCTGTTGGCCGAGCATGAACCCACCACCCCCGACACGCCATGAAACCACTTGATCTAGACCAAGCAATTGTGATCAGCGCTTACACAGGGGTTCTGATCTGCCCCTTTTCCGCTATGCACAAAGAAATCGAAAAGCGACTTGGATACCCAGTATTCACGCATCAGCTCGGCGACAAGATTTTTATCGAGAGCCAGGTTAGGCCTGCTTTCAAGGATGATTTCCTGAGCCTGATGCCCACCACCCCCGACACGCCATGACCGACTTTCGTGCCCTATGCGCTGAGCTGCTTGACGAGCTTGAAGACTGGATTGCTTACGGCGATGAGGCCGACATCGCCGACGCATATTTGCTGGTAGACCGCGCCCGCGCCGCCCTGGCCGAGCCCGAGCCGGTGGAGCGCCCTATCTGGACCGAAGGCATCTGCGAGGACGGTGCGGCCATCCTGAGAGACGGCGTAATGCAGCCCATTGAGGACGTGATTGCCGCGCTCAATGCCGCCGCCCTGGCCGAGCAGCCGGCGGAAGATCGCATAGCCGCGCTTCAGGCGGAACTGGAGCGCGAGCGTTTGCGACTGGCTGCCTGCGGCGTTGTCGCTATGGCCGACACGCCGGATTCTGCCGCCAGAGCCAGAACCATGCACAAGGACTACTGGAGTGCATCCCTCGATGATGTGATCCGCCAGGTCGACGCTTTGATGGGGTGTCGCGCCGCCCTGGCCGAGCAGCCGGCGGGGCCGACGGATGAGGAGCTGGACGAAATCTACTCAACGGGGCATTTGCCAACTCAAGAAGAACTAGCCAATGATGATGGCGAAAAAGATCTTCAGTTCTTATTTACCAGCGCCTACTACGAATGGCTTGAAGAGAACCCAGAAGCAGAAAAAGAGCACCGTGCCAAGTGCCTAAGAGCTGTATTCAACGCTGGCCGCAACTTCGGCCACCACGCCCCGCAGCCGATCCCGGTGGCCGAGCGCCTCCGCACAATGGTTAAAGACGCAGTGGCTTGCGCGATTGGTACAAGCACATACGACTGCACTCGTGTATGGGAGGCGTGGAGTGTCGGAACGATGGATCAAGATGACTTTGATCCCATCGTTGACAGCGATTTACGGCTTGACGAAATTGCGGATGCGGCGATAGATGCGCTCCTGCAGCACTGGGGCCGCCCCGCCCCGCAGCCGATCCCTGTTTCAGAGCGCCTGCCGGGGCCGGAGGACTGCGATGCGGAGGGGCGGTGCTGGTTTAGCAGCTGCCTCAATGCCGATGGCCGTTGGAATCTGGAAGATCGCACCAGTGGGCTGAATGCAAGGTTCTACACCCACTGGCTCTCCGCCCCCGCCCTGCCGCTGCCGGAGGTGGGGGGATGAGCGACTTTACATTCACGCCCAGCACCGGCTTCATTGCATTTGTGCCAGTTAGAAGGCTTGGCTATCCATTGCACATTGATAGCCATGGTGGATCCATTGGTTGCATCTGCTGGACAAACAGTAATACTTGCCAACCTGGCTGGTGGGGTTTACTTGGCTGGATTCAGCTTGGAGAAAAGTTTGGATGGAGTCACTTTAGGTTCACGAGGAATCACGCAAGGTACAAGGTGACTATACTTGATCCGTCTGTTCCATTTCCAGGAGACGACAATGAGTAACGATCAAATGAGGAGCCAGGCAGAAGTCAATGCAGCAATGCAGATGATTCCTTCCGCCTGGCGCAAAAGGTGGTGCAAGTCCCAGGCTTGTGCTTGCCTTGGATGCGTTAATGGAAGTGGTGGTGGTCATTTTGTTTTTCAGGGGGTTAAGCCAGTTTCTGAAGACGAATGGAAGCAGTGGATGTCTGTTACCACTGAAACCCTTCCATGTGGATCAGTTCGTATTTCTGTTCAAGGTATTACTGGAACTGTTTCTAGCCACCACCTTGTAGAACCAAAAATCAATCAACTCAAGCAATCTCTCAAAAACCAAAATGAACAACTCTGGCAGCAAGCAATCACCGGCACCAGAATCATGGGAGCCGGCTGATAATCGTGTTGCGTTTGGCAACATGATGAAGAACTGGCGTCTACATATTGGCTGGACGCAATATACGTGGTGCAACTGGGCATCGGAAGCTGGATTTCAGGCAATCTCTTATGGCAATCTGTCTGTTATCGAAAATGGCAAAGCTGGTGAACTGCGGCAAAAAGCATTCTTTCAGCTCGCTGAAATGAATCGTCGCATTGATGAGGCTGATTGGGGCAATGTAAAAAGTCAGACCATCAGGGAAAGGCTTGCAAATGCAAAGCCGATTGGCGATGAAGATTGTCCGGTCTGGACTGCGCTTGAGTTTTGGGCCTGTTATACAGGGATGCGTGAAGTCCCCAAGGCTTACCGAAATCCGCCCGCACAGTTAAGTGAAACCCTAAGAGAAAAACTGATTCGTTGTGGATGGGTCACGGAGTTTAATGCAGACACGCTTGTAAAACTAATCGAGAGGCATTATGCTTCACAAAAACAGCACAAACCCAAAACGGATTCCGCTATTATGCAATCAAGTTGCGAGGCAGTCCATGAATCTTCCGAGGGACTGGACAAGATGCTTTGATGATAAATGCCCCGAGCGTCGTGGTTGCTTGCGCTGGCTCGATCGTCATAGGGGCCACGTCGGCGCAGAAACCTTGTATGATCCCGGTCCCTACAACAGGAGAAGGAACCATTGCAGGATGCGGATTTCGGTCATCGCCTGGTGGGATGCCGTAACCGGACGAGGCCCTTCAACTCGTTTTACTTTCAGGAAATGAACTTTTCAATCAACGACATGGTTGTTACACCGTGGAAAAATCGACATGGAATTCCCGCTTGTGGTGTCATCAAGCAAATTGAAAAAGATATAGTAACGGTATATGTCTATAATGCGTATGGGCCTGGGGCCAATGCAACGGCGCTTTTCGAGATGTCGCAGCTATCAAGGGTTGAGTGATGTATGATTGACACCCTGGCCCATGCCCCTTGACCATCGGGTAGGGAGGATCCCCAGGCAACAAGTCCCCGTAAGGTCAATCGGGGCAAACAATTCAAACTTTTACTTCAATGAAAAACTCAGGATCTTTTACTGCGGGAATGCTTTTTGGTGTATTTCTTTCCGCTATTCTTTTGATTTTGCTCAGTTCATTTGCTCCTGACCAGACGAGGCTATACGTGAAGGGCATGATAGATTGTCGCACAAAACCAGATAAATGTGATACTATTTATCAGATTTATCTTACGGAAAAGCGTCTTGAGGTCATGCGTAAATCTGCCAACCAGTAGTCAGGTGGTGTATGATCTCGTGATGACTCCGGCTTGCTTCCGGTCGGTCATACCACGCCCTCGACCCATTACGGCAAGCGTGGGGATAGAGCCCAGACCCCTGAAGATTGCTGCCCCCCCACAGTCTTCACGCCTGGGCCATCTCTTTTCTGCTACACTGCTCCAGCATCTGCAGCGGTGAGCCTGGGCTGAATGGAGCCAATCAGGTGTGTTAACGCTGCATGAAGCCCTGCCAAGGCCCTCGGGAAACCGGGGGCTTTGCGCTGTTTGCAGGAGTTGAATTATGAAGCTTTCTGACAGATTGGCATTTGCTGCCTGCAAGCTTTCTGGCAGCGATGTAATGCAATGTCGTGTGGCTTGTTTGGACTGCAGGCGCCAGGCCCTGGCCGTTGGGGCTGAGCTGGCCACGGTGCTGAGGGAGCGCTACGGCGGCTCCAGTGGCGTTGCTGACTGGCTCGATGGCCTACCAGACCACTAGGCCCCCTCAGGGCTGTCAGGGGGCGCCAGCGAAACCATCCGCGCAGCTCGGGCTTCCCAGGTGTCCCCACCGGTCTGGCCTTTCATGGGATTGGGGCAGCGATCGTCATTCACCCGATTGCAAACCAGGCCAGCGAGATCCAGTTCTGATCCTGGCTTGCCGGTTGCCCAGTAGTGCAGATCGTTGATCCACTTGGCTCCACAACGTTCACAGCGGACAAGTTTCATGATCTGCTATGGTTGATTTGCGGAAGTCTAGCAATCTGGTGAATGCAGCGAACTCATAATTCGCCTGAGCAGGGTTCGATCCCCTGGACTTCCATTGTGAATTGCCGTTCCTTGAAGTTTCGTGCCTTGTACTGGGTTAGGTTTAATTGAAAGCCAAGGGAACCAATTCTGTTAATTGGCTTACGCAGTGCTTGCTCTGTTTCCTTGTCAAGTCCAATTGCGCGATTGCGGAGGGCTTCAATAAATTCTGACAGCAGTTCGGCCGAGCTGTTCAGCGATTCCAGTAGTGCCACCAGATCGCGTTGCGTTTCTTCTTTCTCTTGATCCGTAAGTGGGAACATTGTTGATTTTTGTGATTGTGATTGTTGTTGAGTCTGGATACAGCCTTGCAAGGTGATCCAGTGGGGATCCCGCCCCCCAGTTCCACCGGCGCAGCAGCCCCCAGATTGGAGGCTTGCCCGGCCGGTGAATCAGGTAGTGATACGAGGATTCCATTGCTGTATCCTAGATCTATGTGGTGTTTGGGGCAAGTGGCCAGGAAGAGACCAGGGGCCAAGTCATTCCCGTATAAGATCACGCTAATTTCAAGAGAGCGAGTTAAACAAGAAAAGAAACCATGGATTGGCACAAATCAATGGAGGCACAGGGCATTGCATACAATCAGAATGAAATTCTGGTTTCAACTTGAAAAGGCAAAACGCAGAGCTGCATTCATCTGGTATAAGTTCTATACAGTTCGTGGCTATGGGGCACCTGGAAGACTTGAATTTATCTGTCCTGTATCTGGCATGGTTGCCAAGACAATTCAGCAACAGGAAGCTATTTCACACAGGAAGTATTGGATTGACTGCGCCAGAAAGTCGCAAGAGATTTTATTATGGCTTGATGGCGTTGAGGTCAATCGCTACAATGCTAAGACTCATTCATTTTTGCTTTCTCTCCTGGTTGTCAAAGATCCAATCTTGAGAGAGGTAAAAGCCTATGAGAAAAAAACGCCATTCATTGCGTCAAGACCTTGGCAAACTACCAGAGCAAAAAACATTACGAACAATTAAATAAGTACGGTTGGCCTGTTTTTTCAAAAGCCCAGACCGACAACAGACTGGCACTATGCAAGCAGGCAATTTGCCAGGGTAGAAAGTATGTCATAAGGTTTAAGCGCTGGTACAATACAGAGCTTGACATCCAGAAACACGCAAAGCTTCGGACTACATCACGGCAGGAGTTCACTGAAATCCTGGAGGAGATCAATCAATTTGGATGGGGTGGTATTTATTGTCAGATCGAACAGGCAATAGAAGGCGGCTTCTATCCTTTTGTTCGTTGTTCAGGAAACAAGCCGATTGATACTGGTGCAATTTGGATTGGCACAAGGCATGACTTTCCGTTGATCTATATTAACAATACGGTTGCTGACTGGATATGTCCCTACACGAAATCGGGAAACGTTATGACCGAACCTTTTGATACATTGCCACAGGTCGTACAAAACTGGCATCGCCTTTCAAATCGCAAGCTGTTTCCGTCGCTCAGGTTGCAGCCATTGCCTGCGTAAATCTCTGTGACGCTCGCCCTTGCCATAGGGATTTGGACGTGGTAGGATGCCAGAGTCCTCGCAAGGATCTATGTCTGTCCTCGTCTCCACCCAGCAACTTGAAAAAATCCGGCCCAAGCTTCCGTATGGGTCGTTACATGACAGGATGATTATGGAAGCCGAGCATTACGTTCGGCACAACTGGTCTGACATCGCCATTCATGACAGGCGAAAGCTTAACGATGCTCCCGTGGGTCATTACTACGCATGGATCGTCGGAGAGCTTGGTAGTTACTTCACGCCGCTGTATTGCGACATTGCAGCAAGGGATAAATGGGAGCGAAGCCCAATGGCTCCTATTCAGATCCTTTGTATGCGATGGCTTAACAAAGACAATCCACTTGCAGAAAACAAAGGTTATCTGCACAATGTTGGTCCGTATCATCAGAAATGTTTTCTCATTTGCAAAACTGATGATTACGGCGGCGGCAGTATTGATTCCGTTGAGTTTAATGATCTCATGGATCTTTGTCTCCTTGGCAATTACAAGCAGTACCTGAAATGAAAGTTCCCGAGCTTTACACCTACGAGATCGCCGTAATTCATTCGTTGCTGCATTCATATGCAAGCGACATTGAAAAAGAGGCTGCCAAAGTTCATCGCGGTGTGATGCGTCGCAAGCGCTTTTGGCCATTTGGTATTAACGAGCACTTAATGATTGCAGGCATCAAAATGCAGTTGCTTGCAAATCAAATGGAACAGGCTAAACAGCTTAAGGACAAGCTCATGGAATCCACTGGATTCGATGATGACGGAAAGAAAATTACTTTCCGTGAAATGATTTCCAACAATTCTTCCCAGAAATGAACCAAGACACCAAGTTTCAACTCGTCGAAAACATGCGTCAACACGGCGGCAATTTTGTTTCGCGTTTGGCGGATGCCATGATTGCAGCAGATCCGCAGAACTATCAACGCATCTGCGACGCATTCCCTGACATCGTTGCCAAGTATTCTACGTTTGGCGAAACCAATTCATCGCAATGATTGAAGTTCAGAAACCGGAGAGCGGCCATTCAATGGCCGTTCTCTTTCCTGGGCAGCCCCTGGAGAAAACACAAGTCATTGGCCGCACTGGTCAGTACATCACGCTTGAAAATGGATTGAGGTTCCATTTTCTTGATGACAAGATTGGCGAAAAGACCTGGCAAATCGACGGAGCTGTAATTCAATGGCTCTGAGCAATACCGAAAAGCGTGTGATCATGGTTTCATTGCGCTTCATGTATCATTCCGGCAATACATTTGTCGAAATGCTTGGCGATGGAAAAGAACCACTTAAGCAAGAATCATGGCAAAAGTGCAGAGAGATAATCAAAAAACTCTACAAACAAGTCAAGGAAAGTATTGATGACGAGCAGATCAACGAGTCTGAGGCTGGCTGACATTGTTGCCGGCATGAATCAACCCTACAGATATGTATTTACAGAGGGGTTCTTTAAGATATGCCACAAGTGCTGCAAAACAAAACGCAGTCGCTTTGCATTGGATCCACTATGGAGAATCAAAACAGATGTCATCAACAGAAAAAACATTTACTTGACCTGCCATAATTGCGGCAGTGCGATCCCTGTAATGCCTCTGTAAACTTTAGCTACCTTGTAGCTTCTGCTACTTGACAGGCTCCCGTCCTTGCCCTTTAATAGGGGCTGAGGCGGGGGCTTTCTTTTTATCCCTTTCTCAAATTACAAAACCATGCTTACTTACGATAAGTGCATCTATGCACTTGGCAAGCGAGAAACGAAAAAGCTTGCAAATAATACATACCTTCGCAAGGAGGATGATGTTTTCCTGGTCAAGCTTCACAATACGGACATCATAAAAGTTTTCAACGACAATACATTTGAGCTGAACACTGGCGGCTGGCAAACCGTTACTACGAAAGCCAGGCTCAAAGAATTTACACCCGCCCGTATTTCACAGGAGCGTGGTATCTGGTATCTTTACAGTGTCGGATACAGCGATAGGATTCCATTTTACGATGGCATCAAGATTGATTCATCTGGCCAGCCGGTTGATGCAATCAATAAAACAGATGACATCGTGGCCCGCAAGAAACTTCTCGACAAAAAGGTTAAAAAGTTTGTTGATGGTTACATCAAGTGGGCGCTGAAAAACGGTATCGAACCGGAGGCAGGTGATTGTTTTTCCTGTCGTTTCAATGACAGCAGCCTGGATCACGTTTGGTCGCACATCGAAGAAGAATACTACTTCGGATCGTTTATCAATACAGCTCTGCGTGGTTCTGGTCGCACGATGTTCTGGCATCACATTATTGCAAACGATCTGAAAAAGCAGAATACATCTTCCTTGCGCGATGTTCTCAATTCGTATTTCCGTAAAGTCAAGCCAAAGCTGATGGAATACGTTCAAGTCGAGGAGCAAGTTACGGCAGCTTAATACTTAGAAATCTTCTAGGTGCCGGAGGTTGACAGGCTTTCGGCACCATGCTATCCTGTAAAAACCGGCAGCAGCCGGACCATCAAATTACTCCCATGAAAAACAACACAGTCACCAAGAATGCAATTCAGCGTGAAAAACAATCCTTTGTGGATTTTTTCAAAGCAATCAAGAAGCAAATCGGAAGCGATACACTTGTTGAGACGGGCGACGGTGAAAAGCCCGGCATCGAAGTTACAATCGGATTTCGATACGACAAAGAATCTGACGAGCTGGAATGGAACTACCAGACTGGCGACAATAGTTGCATGGGGGCTGCTTACAGTTTCGCGCACTGGGCAACTACAACCGTCATGAAGCGCTCTAATTGCAACGAGCTTGCTAATGACATTTGCGAGCAGATGGAGAATCTGCCGTGGGAGGAGTGAGATGACATACGATAGAGCGAAGCATTTGCAAGAATCTCGTAAACGATTCATCGAGGATCTGAGCAACGCATTGCAAGTTTGCCACGAGAATGATTTTTATCCTGAGGTGTTCAAGCGCTATTACGAGCATCCAGATTACGAGTGGCTAACCACAATGCAAGATGATCTTGCTGAATTGACGGATAGCCAGCTTGAAGAAATTGCTGATAATTGCGTTGAAAGGCTAGATGAATTTACGATGCGTATGCCAGACGACGATGCCAAATGGCTTTACAAGAATGGCGGTGGAACAATTTCACCTGCCTCTGTTCTTGATTGGCTAAGGCATACTCAATGCAATTACTACTTCTTCCTCAATCGTCAAAACAATGACTGAGTATCATCCTCACATTCTTCCCGATGGATGGGAATGGATTGGTGCAATTGCTGCTCCCGATGGTTACAACGGCCTTGCGCATGTTGCAAACGTTGCGAGATGCACAGAAGGCTTTTTGTGGGAATTTACAAAACCAGGAAGGTATCGCATTCACGAAGATCGTTTCAATCGCAGGAGGATTTCTGATTCAGCCCTGGCCGGAGCGCCGTTTCAATTTCACTCAGTAAATTACAATGACGAAAACGAAGATTGAGCAAGAGTTTGAACGTGAATGCTGGTGGCTTAAGTACAAAGGCAGCAGCATTTCATGTAACAGCAGGAAAATGATCCTGCAGGCCAACGATGCAATTCAACAAATCAAGGAGTTTTCACGATGAGGATTCGACTAAAAGATGGTCTGACAATTGAAGAACGTGGCTGGCCTGGACATTTCATTCTTGCCAGAAAATGCTTATTTCATCGCAATACCTTGATAAGGTATAACGATTACGCCATTGTTGTTAGCACGGTTGGGCTAATGCAATCGCAAACTATTCCACATGGTTTTGAAGAAATCGGTCACAACCGCTTTTTTGAAACAATGGCATTTCATGCTGATCAAAACGATACTCGTTACTACGATGCAGACGTCAGTAGGCAGGTTCGATTTGAATCACAATGGCAGATTGCAGAGATGGATGCTGATGACAAAGCAAATCAAATGCACGATACGGTTGTGAGAGAGATTGCACATAGATTGCGAGCCGGGGAGGATCTCGGCGCATCCGCCGACTGATCGCATCCCATCGGCCTCGGATCGATGTCCAGGCGCCTCGGGAACCACGCTGCGTCCTGCCTGTCGTCACATTGGCGCCGGACGGGTCACAACCGCCTTCCTGGGGCTCCTGTGGACACCGCCCACCAGAACACATCACGGCAATCTGTAATACATTTTTGCTGTATTGCCTGTAAAGTTCTGCCATGCCTGCTAGAATGCAGGCTTGACAGCGCTTATTGCTTCTGGTATAATGTACTTATCGGATGGGATGGCCTGTCTGATTGTTTCACCACATCACAAAGCCATGCAAATCAATCAATTGGAACTGGAGGTTGCAACACGCAACCGAGTTAATCAGAAAGCAATCGAATGTCGGATTGCATTGCAAGAAGCACTCAAGCCATTTATTGGCAAGAAGGTAATTAAATACAATCCCTACAAGACATGGACGGTTGCCGTCAAGACAAAGCTCAACGAGGTTGAAAAGCAGTTGCGACTTGCTGAAGACAAGTTCCGACTTGTTTATGACATCAGCCTTTCCCTTGTTTGGATCACGGTTGATTGCACTTATGACGTTCCTGGCAAATGCGGCTGTGAATACGTCAAACGTGACATTGCAATTTGCACCATTGATGGTGACATTCTGGTTGACCTGACAGACGACACGATTCAACCCAGGACTGATTACACCGTTGAGGAGGTAATTCACAACATTGAAGAGATGAAAAAATTGCGTGAGCAGATTAGCAACATTCGTTCCGCAATGGTTGATTTCCGAAACGTTTACGATTTTAACCGCTGATTTTGTTTTGCATTCTAGGCAAATGATTGGATACACACAAATCACCAAAAAAGAATTTTACGCTCTTGGTGGATTTTCAAATTCTCGCTGCGTTAGGTTACAGCATGGTCGTTGCTGGGCGTACTTCTACCGAGTTGACTGAACTTCACGTCCTGTTGTTGTTTTATTTGCAATGCCAAAACGCAATCCCCGAGTCTTCACGATCAAAGAGATGAATCAACGTCTCAAGGTCGCTAAAGACTACATCGCAACGAACGATCGCGTTCGGTTGATCCATAGCAATGATTGCATTGCATTGGATTACGACTCAGAAAGCATCGACGCTTTCCTTACAAAAGAAAGACTCGATCATTCGCTTTTGCAAGACGCTGTATTTGGCGTGATTGTTGACTACGTGTTTGCTTCTGACATTCCGAATTACAAGTTTGCTACTGATCCATTCACGTTCTGTCGTGCTAAGGATCAATCACGTGATGTTGGCCTTGTTGTTCCAATGGTATTCCACAGGCCGAACAGCGATCTCATCACAAAACATGCTGCATGTTGGCTCGGTACGTGGCATCACGCTCCAGTGATTGCATGGAACAATCGCAAAGAAGCGGAAATCAAAGTTGAGAAGCTTCCTTTTTATTCTGATCTGCTGTGAAAAACTTTATCCTGGAGGTTAAAAACATCAAGCCGTGCCCTGGTGGTCACAGTTGCAGCCTGACCGCAAACGGCAAGAAAGTTGCCTACGTTGCTCCTGATGACATCTTTGAATGGACTAATCACAATGCAATGGTTGATGTTCTTGAGTTTTATGGCGCTTCACTCGGACTGGACAATACGGGACCGGTTGAGCTTGAAGACGGATGGATGGAAAAGAATGCACCCAGCAGAAAGAAACTGGAAATGCAATCACACGCCCAGGACAAGCTTTCAGCGTGGGTGCGTAGTTACGTTGCAAGGCATCTAAAAGCAAAGCAGGTGCTGGATCTTTGCAAGCAAACTGTTTTGATTGGAATGCCGATGGGGAGGGGTTCAATGCAGGTGGTTGACTTTTGTCAATCCCCTTCAACGTTAAAGAATCCACTCAGACGAAAGTTCATAGAAGATGTCCTTGTTGCAGGACAGATCATTCTTAATGACATGACACTGGATCAGCTAATTACAATCCTCTGATCTGCGGCTGAATTACGGCAGATTTGCGTGTTAAACTTTGCTAACACTGCTAGTTTGCGGCTTGACGTACTAGAAAGTATCTAGTATAATGAGCTTAAGTCGGGGGAGGAGCTTCCTCAATCGACACTCCACATTACGTTGCAACGGAGAACACAATGCAAACCGGTCCTGTCATCAAGACGACTTACAGCGGCCCAACTAACATTCGTGACGCCATCATTATTGCATCGCATCGGCGTGACAGTGAAACGCTGTGGCGTGCAATTCACGTGTACGATCACAATCTCAGCCAGGACGAGAATCATCGCGCTGCGGCCGAGAACTTGATTCAGCGCTGGCCGCTGAATGCAAAGGGTTCGGTCGGTGCATGTGGTTACGATCACAAGCATCATTACTTTGTGTTTGCGTTGGATGCTTACAACTAGCAATCCAGTTCATTTCTTTTCCCCTCACCCCACAAAACAATCATGCCTAAGCTTTATTCCGCTGCCTGGGTTCTTTTGATTGCGGCGCTTTTTGCTGCGTCTGCATCAACGCTTACAATCAGTTTCATGCGGGATCTTCAATACAACGGTCCTGCATGCGTTGATTGATTGCTGCTAGTCCAAATTACAACAGAGAACTCACATGACCTGGACTGTTTCACATCTCAAGGATCGTCTTGGTATTTCAGACGAGGAAGCCGCAGATGTCATTGCGATTGTTCGGGGTAACATTGACCCGCTGAATGACGATCGGTTCCCTAAGACGCAACAGTGGGTGCAACAGTGTTACAGATGCCACCGACCACATACTGTTGAACTCAAGATGGAGGCGTTGAATGAGTTGTTGTGTGGCTGTGGTGTAGAAGCCGTTGAGCATGAAGACATTTGGGTAGACCGTTATCACGGTAACATCGTTGGCACTTATGTCAACTTTGGTGATACTTACATTCCAACCGTGATTTACGATACACGTCGCGGCGTGTTTACAATCAACTCCTGGGGTGATTTTTACGAAGCCCTGAAGCCAGATTCTGACGAGGAGGAGTGATGCACGACATCAGCGAAATGACAATCGTTAAGGGCGAGGTTGCAATGTCTCGCCGGCTGAAAGAATTGGGTTGGGCGAACACAGAACAATTCGCCAATCGAACTGTTTACAAGAATAGAAGGGGAGAAGTCATCGGCATTACTTTATTTTGGCATCAGGGCGGAACAGATCACACTCACTTCGTCAAATAATACATTTCATTTCGGGGTTGATTGCATTGCAGTCAGCCCCTTTTTGCCATGTATAAAAAACACTAATGGAAGTCCTTTAATTCAGGCCTACCATGTAGACTCCAGCATGGTATAATAGGTATAAGCCGGGGGAGAGCCCGGCTAGTTACAAGTTCTACATCACAACGGAGAATCACAATGCAAACCACGTTTGCTTCGCTATCAGAACTCAAGGAACAGGAGCCGGCGATTTACAAGCTGATCTCCAGGCTGGGTCACAATTCGTGGTATCGCTGCGATGAAATGACGTGGCGGTTCAGGATTCAAGACGACTTCAATCCGTATTGCGTTGCGGCGAACCCGGATTACATGACAGACGCCCAGTTTAAGTTCCTGGCAACTGAGGCGTTGTATCGGGAGGGCGCCATGGACATTCCGTTCCGTCGATACATCGAAGACATGAAGTACAACACAACCATGATCTTCGTGAATGATGGCGACATGCTGATGACATTCGAGGTTCCCACTTACATCAGTGGGTGGCTCAATGGCATTTACATCGGCGTTGATGCCGATGGTCGTTCCAACTCCTGATTACAACACGGCCATGAATCAATTTACATTGCCAACGGGTCGCATTGTCGAGAAGGATGCAACCCACTGCGTCGCAGTTCAATCACGCGGTCGCTGGAGCCACAAGTTTTTCAAAAGTTACAAGGGGGCGATGAATGAAATTAAGTCACTTCGCGCTATGAGTGATGATACGAAGGCTTATTACGACGTTACAAGCTTCAGGTTGATTAAACCCAATTCTTAAATACAATGCAGTACCAATTTCGCAACAATCCTTCAACCGGACGACGTTACAGCATTTGGGTTGAACGCTTCATTACGGACATCGGAACTCGTCCAGTCCTGGAATGGTTCGATACGATGGAGGATGCAATTCAAGCAGCCGAAGAAATGAAACAAGACGGCAGGTTCTTTGGAATCTGCAGTTACGTTAGATCACAGCAGGTTGCCGACTGCTCTTGATAATACATCGCATTGGATGGGCCATTCCACTGGCTCATCCCATAAAACAGTGTTAATGACTGTTAATTCGGGCTCGCGGTTCTATAAAGCATCTGCTATAATGTAGAAGTGCGGGGGAGGCCCTGCGCTGATTCCAACCCCACATTACAAGGAGAATTACATGGCAACCGAGCTTTCCATCACGATCCGCAACGCAGGTGAGATTGCAGGGTTCCTGGTTGACATTCTCGGTGACGACACCGATGAACAGCTCAATACGATTCTTGAGCAGTTGTTTCATTACGAAAGTTGGTCAGAAGATGAAGATAATGCGCCACGCTTTCCGGTGGTTCTTGGTTACGTCAAGTCGGCGTTATTTCATGCGTTGCACGAGCGGGAGATTAAACGTTGGTCACAAGCTGGCTTGAATGGATGACACTGGCAACCTGAACACATCACAACCGAGAGCCACAATGGAACCCAATCACTTTGAGTTCGCGGTCACTCGTCACATTGACTGGCGAGATCGTGAAACGATTTACGTCAAGGCGCTTACATCGCATGAGGCGATTGACTACATGCGATCCATCACCGACGATGAAGACGACAATAAAGAGTTTGCGGATTTCATTTACAGGTGCTACGTTCCAGAGTCCGCCCTGCTCAATGGAGTTTCGGTTTACAACGCAATGCAGAAGCCATTGCCGGTTGTGGAGTTCTCGCAAGAAAACAATCCAGGGATTCCGTTCATGGATTGGTGGGTTGCACGTTGCGATGGCCAGCTGATTGCAACGATCGGTCGTAATCACAACTGCGAGTCACATTACAGCATGACTGCGTATTCGATGTTTGGTGCCCCTTGGTGTCGCACTGTCATTGATTACAATTTCACTGGCGGTGGAATGACATTGGAGGAAGCGAAAGACAAAGCATACGAGTTCGCCCGTCATCTCAACGGAGTTTGATCACAATGCACGACACTGACATTCAACAGCAGGAGCCGGTTGGTTACAAGCTGGCTTGGATGGATGACACTGGTAACTGGAGGACATTACAAGAGTTCTCCAGTTATTCGGAAGCTGATTTAGCTTTCGATGAATACGACGAGTCCGGCGAGTATGACAATACGATGATGGACATCATTCCAATGTATTGAACGTGGTGGAAACCGCCGTGGTGCCGGGCTAATTACGTGTTAGCGTTTGTTAATCCGGCCCACGGTGCAGAATCCTACACGCTATAATAGGTGTAAGCAGGGGAGGCCCTGCCAGGTTACAAGCTCCAGATCACAACACAACGGAGAATCGCATGACAAGCGACCTCACACAATTCGCGATGCACTTCTGCCAGATCATCTCAGTGGAAGATGGCAGTAAGTACATCATCTATGGGTGCGAAGACGAGATTCAAGACTTCGTGGAAGGCATCACGAAGCGTCGCCCCGGTCAATACATCTGTGGTGAATCGTTCATCGCAAAGGCCAAGTGGATTACAAACCCCAAGAAGTTTGCCAAGAAGTTTGGTGACAATACAGGTCTCTGGGATCTGTACGGCGAGCAGATCGTTCACATCGTCAACGGTAAGTGGAAGGTCGTTGCCGAGATGAGCTGATTACATTCCAACGAATCAAATCACAATGACGAAAACCGCTTTTCTTCAAGCCTACCGGTCAGAGCTTGAAGTTCGTTACGATTGGGCTGGTGATAACACGAAGCTCGATCGGTTCATGTCGAGTGTCGAGACAACGATTACTACAACGACATCGACTTGGAATTACGATGGCGATGCAGTTACGTCTGCCTGGCGCAAGATTGGTTGCAAGGGCAAGCCTACATTGAAGGCATTGCGTGCATTGCCGAACTGATTACAACACAACCACGGAGAATCACAATGTCAGCAACCTACTTCACGAACTACACCGTTCGTTTCGATGGCGGTCCCGAGATTGTTGTTACAGAAGTCGATAACAGCGAGTCGCTTGCCATTGAGCAAGCACAACGCATCATGCGCCGCAGCGGTCGCATTCTGAACCCGGATGTTCTCAATACAGCGCGAGTGGTTTACGAGGAGTCGGCTGATTGATCGCAATGGCGCAAAACAAGGATCCGCACGCCAAATCACAAGACATTTGGCTGTTATTGAATCAGGTCGAACAACTTATGATGAACGATCCTGATTACATTGATGCCATTGCTCTCATTGGAGTGGCAATGCACATTACAGAGGAGGTGCAAGAAAGACTTGAGTCTGGCTGCTAGAAAACGGCGGCGAGTCGGCGTTAGTTACGTGTTAGCGTTTGTTAATTCCGGCTCGCGGTCTTAATTGCAGCGTGGTATAATTGGTATGTACCGGGGAGGCCATGGCCTTAATCACGGTGCAAGTCACATCACAACCACGGAGAACACAATGTACTGGCTTCTTTCCGGTTGGACGCTTTACGTTTCGTCCTCGAAGAAGAAACTGCGCAAGTTCGCCAAGTCACTTCACCACGGCTCAGGACACAAGCAGTCCTTTGGGTACATGCACCTCAATAAAATTGAGGATGCATTTAATTTTATCGAGCAGTTCGGCTCGGCCACGAGGCTTCAATACATCACAGTTCCCGACATGACGCTTGAGCCAGAACTTGGCCGCAAGTTTCAGCCAACCGGCAAGTGGATTCTTTCCGCCTGCTCCAGGTGATTGCAACGTCGAGAGTGCGTGAATACAATACCTTCGGGGAATAAACGCACACTACATGAATGACACCTCTCGACACAA